TACCTGTAGCACCAGCAGGAGGACCTGTAATAGTGCCCGTAGTAATATCTGTAGTACCTGTAGCACCAGCAGGAGGACCTGTAATAGTGCCCGTAGTAATATCTGTAGTACCTGTAGCACCAGCAGGAGGAGGAGCATCCACAAGAGTCACACCTGCTGGTTGAGTCCCAGGAGCATAAACTTTCCCATCAGACCCAATTTTATAGCCTAATAAATCAATTAAAACCTGATCGGTTTCACTTATTCCAGTTTTAGCAGCTGGCGCTGGCGGTCTTACGGTTCCATCAGGACCAATTTCGTAACCTAACAAGTCAATAAGCACTTGGTCTGTTGGGCTTATTGTGGGAGTGGTGCCTGTAACGAGATTTGTACCAGTACCAGTACCAGTAACAGTAACAGGAGTGCTAGTTGCACCACCGAGTAAAGGAAAGGATGAACTTTGAGAAAATGAAACACCGCCTGGAGCACCTGTAGTAGTGCCTGTAGTAGTAGCAGGAGCACCTGTACCCGGTCCTCCTATTGCAGGTATCGTGCCCGTCCCTCCTAATGGTGGTACTAACCCTGAAATTTCTGTGATACTTGTAGGAGCACCTGTACCCGGTCCCCCTGTCACAGGTGAAGTGCCTGTACCTCCCGGCGGCGGTGGTAGAGGACCTGTTGTAGCCTCAGGACCTAGAGCAGGTTGCCCAACATATACCCCCGTATTTATTAAATCAGGGTAATTTTTTTCCATATGTTGTTTAGCACCAGGGTAGTCTGTAAGAAAACCTCTATTATATAAATTTGCAAGTATGTTACTTGTTGAAGTGACTGCTGTAGTGGCTGTTGATGCGACTCCACCTGTTGTTACTCCTCTCACAACAGCTGTACCTATTTCAGAACCTTCAATTTCAAAACCTAATGATCTAAGAGCCGCTGTAGCATTTGCATCTGAAAGCGCCTCTCCAACACCTTCAGCAATCATATTAGATGCTATAGTAGTTACTATTTTATTAGCCGCCTTACTAGTCATTACGGCTGCTGCTGTATCAGTTGCTGATTCTGATAACCCTCCAGTTACTAAATATGTAGAAGCCTTATCAGCAAAACTTTTTGCGGCTATATCTAAACCATATTTATCGACTAAAGCTTTAAATTCAGGAACATTTTGAAACTCTTCATTATTCTTATACGCATTTTTTAATTCAGCTTCTATTTGTTGTGAAGTGGCTCCATACCCCTCAAGAAAAGACAGCCCAGCAGAAACACCCGTGCCCACAGCTAATGCGCCTGGAGACCGCACTAGCTTAGCTATACCAATTATAGCCGTGTCAACAAGTATGTCCCCAGACTCCTCTACGCCGTTTAAAAAAGTAGCAAACTTATCCGTCCCAAAAGGTTTTCCATCTTTAGTTATCGCATTACCTGATAATACGTCCTTCAAACTTTGTCCTGGAGCAGGTTGTGCATTATCCATAGCTACTAATGTTTCAGGGGATACATTTGATTTTATTTCTACTGCGTTATCTATAAGCCATTTTTCAGCATCAAGAAGTTTTAAATTATTTTTTATTATACCTTCATCATCTGTTACAAAATTATCTATAAATTTATCAAGAAGACTATTGCTAGCATTTATTACTGATGAAGCATCTTGGAAACCGCCTGAAAGAAAAATGCGGGCAACTTCTGCAAGCTGTTCAGTATTGGTTACACCTGTTTTATCTACAACGTGTGCAAATAACTTTTTACTTGAATCAGTTAAAGTATCACTGACAGAAGGTAGAGCCCCGCCAAGGTTCTCAGGGAACATTCCCTCCCCTCCTGAAATCACGTTACCTGGTTGGTTAAAATCTGTTTCTTCCTGCAATATTTTATTAACTAAATTCTTACTCTCTTGCGACGGTTCTGGTGGTAAATCACTAGCAGCGGCAGCTCCCAACGGTTGAGCATCACCTGCTGGTGGTAATGTGTCCGTTGATTGATTTCCAAAAGCTCCTGCATACACGTCTTGAGATTCAGCTGATGCTAACCCGCTAGGTCCAAACACAGGGCTACCTTCAGGACTTATTATTGGAGTTCCCGTTATAGTACCATCCGCTCCTCCTGTTGATGGTGGAAATGGAGCACCACCTGTAAACTCAACTTTACCTGAGGGAGGAGGACCCATTGCACCTGTTGATCCAACGTTTGTTGGGGGAGATACGGTTCCGTCAGGGTTGATTGTATAACCTAACATATCAACTAATACTTGGTCTGTCTCACTTATTTTAGGGAGTTCATCTGTGCCCGCCACATCATCACCTCCCGCCGCCGCTGCAGCGTTTTGTGCCGCTGCGGTATTTATCGCTGCGACAGCTGCAGTGGTTAATCCATCTCCTCCAAGGAGTTCTGTTTTAATCCCAGTATTAAAAGAATTTATTATATTTTGACCTGCTGCACTACCAGAATCTATGCCTAATAAACCCAAAGCATCTGTCACTATATTTTTTGTTACAGGAGCACCCACTTGGTCGTATGCTGCTCCTAGTGCCACAGTTCCAATATCGCCCCCACTTATTAAAAGATCAACTCCTGACTGCACGACTGTATTCGCAGCTGTGCTACCAACGGCGTCTGATAGTTTATCTGATATAACTTGAGCAGGTCCATCAAAAAGACCTAGACCAGCGGCAGCAGCGAAAGCATTTTGTCCGTTGTAAACATTTTGTGCTGCCGATGCGGCTTGTAAAAAAGGTGTTGCTCCGGGAGCTATAAATGATAGTCCTGCTCTAATAATTGGATTACCAATAATTGTGTTTATTAACCCCCCAAGACCTTCATTTCTTGCTCCCTCTGCTCCTATTTCCCAAATTTCAGCTTGGTCTATTTTTGTTTTACCCGTGTCAACAAAATTTACTGTAGGAATTCCAGATGCATTCTTTCCAAGATATACTTGACTCCATGTATTGCCTGTATCTTTAAATACAGCACCGTCCTCAGATATTTTATAAGTGTCATCTGTTTTAGCTAACTCTTTATATACTTCTGAATTAATAACAGGAGTTAAATTATTATTAACAACGTTTTCGTAAGAATTCATAGACTGAGTTGCCCTATCTATATCTCTAGTTCCGGTGTCTATCTCATCACCAAATTCATCTTTATAGTAATAATAAATATTTCCAGTGCCCGGATCAGGTTTTTCATACAACTCAGGAGCGTAAGGCTCTTCAACAGCATCTTGTAAATCTTCAACAGTGGTTGCGGGTGTGGTACCAAGTGCGGCGTCTAAAGCTTTTTCTCCAAAAACAGCCCCGGTGGTCGGGTCAACTATTCCGCCATCATCACCTAACTCATACCCATATTCGGTAATTAAAAAATATTCTGGGTCTGCTTTTGTAAATTTACCTACGTTTGCCATCTTCTACCTTTATGGGTTTTTTACCAAACTTTACTAAAAGATTATTTAAACCTTCAACTGGCATCACAGCTGATCGAGTGCCAAATTTTTTAAGACGACTATTTAAAGCTTTGTACGCCCTAATTAATCTATTATTTTTTATCTCTAGTCTATAATCAGTCACACCCATTTCCTGTAGATATGCCATGTGTTTAACAAGATTATCCATAAAATTTATTCTTGCATCTGCGTTATAAACTTCACCTTGCATCTTTTTATTATTTTTACCCTCGTCTTTACCCATTACAAATAAAGTATTTCCTATTTGCATACCTTTTATTTCTTTATTAGAAAGCATCCCTATTAGTCTATCGCTCGCTGTTTTAATGTCTGTTTCTAATGCCCCTATACTACTTAAATTAGACAAAGATAAAAGAATAACTTGGTTTAGCGTTAACTTTTGTTTTTTACTGTCGATTAACTGGGTCATGTCAGCTCCAATATACTCGCAACAACATGTAGCCTGTTAGCTGAAGCGGCTGTAACTTTTAATATTTCAGTTGCTTGTACAACTAAAGGAGCAGATAGCAATTCAACTGTGCCGTTTGCACTCACAGATTTAGTTTTAAACAGACTAAACACGTTCGAGTCGCTTGTTAAGGTAACTGTTATTGTATCTGCATTGCCTGAGTCTTCTGAAACAAGTATAGATTTAACGATAGCAGTAGTGCTCGCAGCACAAGTATATAAAGTTGTTACACTTGTGGATGTTAAATCTACTTTTGCGTTTACAAATGTGTTTGCCATTATCCTAAAAACCACCCTTGAGCATCTGATTTATCTATAATGCTAGTATCTCTTAATGTGTTGTCTAGCTGTTCAAAATATAAACGTAAAACACTGTTAAATTGATTAAAGCTAGCAGCGTCATATTCTTCTGGAGGATATGGTAAAGCCGGAGCTTTAAATTGTACTGTATATTCTGTAGGCATTATCTTCTCCCGTCTGGACGAACATCTATTCGAGGACTACCCAACTGCCATTGTACACCTGTGGTAGAAGATTCAATCTTCATAGCCATTTGGCGACCTCGAACTCTCGTGTGTATTTGCGTAGTATAAACTTCTACAGGTGACGTAGCTGTGCGAGTTACTGCACCTGTGTTTACTCCACTCTCTGAGGCAGGGTCATTGAACCCAGAACCTGAAAAACTTAAACCAAATAAAGTCATATCTATGACAGGGTTTGATGCCGTGGACCCTTCAAAAGATACATCAGGCACCATGCGAGAAGTCAACATAAATTGGTGCCCATCATCTAAATCAAACTCAGCAGAAGTAATAAAAGAGGATATGGCAGCTGCTGTGCCTGTTTCATTGTCATCTACACCCTCTTCATGGTTTACTAATCTGGAGTTATATGTGGCTGCTAATGGAAAGTCACGTAGCCCTGAGTCTAACCATGCAGAACGTGCCATATTTCCATAATACCAAATGTTTTCTGCGTAATTATAGATAACGTATCTATCTATGTTACTAGAATTAGCCGAACAATAAAACCACCAAACTTCATTAAACCCTTCGTTACTGCCTCCAAAAACTTGAGTGTATTGTTCTGCATTTATGTCGGTAAAAATATACCTACGAATATCACAAGGCAGTGTGCGTGTACGACCATCATACTGATAAAATTTATCTGTGCCCATCCAATACGCAACACCGTTAGCATAAGCAACAGAGTTTTGAGAAGCTATGGATATCTTTTCACCTACGAGTTGAGCGCCCCATACACCTGAACCTATACCCACATATTGTAAAGAATATAAAGAAGAATCCGTCCAGACAAGAACCTCTTGTCGAGCTTGTGATGCTGTTACTATCTCTGTTCCACGAGATAAACGTAAACTACCTGCTTGGTTTGTAGCAGCCGGTGTCCAGTTTACAGCACTTTCTTGGTCTGACCAACGTATTAACATGGGGTCACGAGTAGAGGAACCAATACTATTTGTTCCAAAACAAAAAACAAATCTATTTATATCAGATACAAGAATGTTATTCTGCACCACAGGTACGTCTGAAGCACCTGCTCGTGTAGATAGCTCGACAGCTCTTGTGCTAAACGGAGTTTCTACACTTGCGTCCCAATAATATAAACGTCCTCCTCTTGGACCAAAAATTAAATCTTCTCCAAAATTAGTTTGTGCCCATAAACGAAGAACTTCTGTGCTTTGTTCTCCAGAACTCCAAGGTCCTGCACCCCAGCCACCGGCACCCCAACCCGTCAACTCTGTAGATGACGTTGCCGTTGTTGTTAATTCATACGCTCCAACTACACTGCTTCCTCCGTTCCCTGAGTCTGACGAAGTAGAAGCCACGTTTGTAAATTTTAAAGTATCTTCACTAAAACTTTTAGCGGTTATAGTGTATGTGTCTGCTGTTTCCACAGCTACAACTTGATAATTTTGATTTAAAACAGAAGCTGTGAAGTTACCACCCAAAGTAGCTGCCCCACTAAAAGTTACAAAATCATTTTCAGTTGCCCCATGATTTGAATCTGTTACTAATATAGTAAAACACGTTACAGCTGCTCCAGAACTGTGCGTAGCTGCAGTTGTACTTGTTGACACATCATCAACCAACTTAGATGCCCCTCTTGTGCAGCCTGTTAACGTGTTATCAGTTATACCTGTGTAATCTACAATTTCACTACCTATTAAAACTTTCCCAGATATAGGAAACCCCGTAGCATCTGTTATCGCTATGGTGGTTGCACTGGCGGAAGTAACGTCTGCACTTAATGTTGTATTCGAAGCACTAAAAGTTACATCGCCTGCAGATGTCGTTGTTCGTATAGGAGTAACATCATTGTAAGCTCCACCATTTTCAATAACAAATTTAAGGTTAGTGCCCACACCTATTAAGTTTTGCCCTGTTAACGTAATCCAATTATGAAGAGATCTTGCTATCCCATCAAATGTAGTAGAATTTATCTGTTTCCAACCACCTATTTTCTCAGGACTACCCTGTCTAAACCTAACATTATTGCACTCGTACCAACCATTCTCACTAGCATACCGAGTGTTTTCTCTATTAACTCCAGGTCTAAATGTTAACTTTCTTATGGGCATAGTATTCTCTAAATTAATTCAAGTGATTGTTCTAATGCTTCTTTGTTACGTCTTGTCCAACCTTTTCCAAAGGTATCAAATGTGTTTAATCCCTCATAAAACCCCTGTCTTTTGTCGTGCATCTTGTGTAATACTTCTTTTGTATCATAGTCACTTAGCTTTTTCAACGTATTAGGACCTATTCCTCCATCTTGAGTTGCCCCTATAATCCCCTGCAAAGCTTTTGCACTACGACTTGTTCCGCTGTTTACGCCCCAATCAAAAAGAAAAAAGTCTAACCCGCCAGGAAGTAAATCTCCTTTGAGTCGATTCCAGTATTGCTCTTTATACACAGGTGCAACATCTTCTTGCGTTAAATTTTTCATCTCTCCATCTTTTACGGGTCGTCCTACCCATCGTTCCCACACGTTACGAGTCACGCCATGATTAGTTTCTCCTCCAGGGTCTCGTGGGTGATTAACATAACCTCCCTCATGTTTTAATAACATTCTTAGAGATAAATTAAAGTTTTTTTCCATTTTTTTCTCTTTCTTTTTTTAAACACGCTAGACAAACTTCATCCATTTCTACCCAAGTTTTATTTATTTTATAAACCCAATATTTATTTTTTTCTGTTTTACATACCTCGCAAACACTTTTACTTTGTAAGTTTTTTTTGTTTTTCATAGGTCCTCAAACCACCGATACCAAGCATCCCTCCCAATACAGTTAAGAGAGTTCCCATTTCAAACTCTGGAAGTTCAGGTATTTCTGCACCAAATAAAGTAGCTAAAAAAATAATACAAGGTTGTAGTATAAAATGGTACAGGAACGCAAGCGCAGAAATCCAACCAACTGCGGGGCGCCAGCCGCCCTTAAATAAACTACCTGATTGTGCTTCAGCTTTATTAATTTCAAGTTGTGCCAGTAAAGCTTGTTGAGCATGAGTATCAGACATCGTTGCAATCTCATGTGCGAGTTTTGCTTTCTGATCTTTATCCTCAATAACTTTATCAAGAATGCTACTTACTGGTCCTACTAGTTGTCCTATCAAACTCATTCTTCTCTCTCCCTAAAGTGTTTTTTAGGTAAATAAACGTCAACATGAGTATCACATTTTGGGCAGCTTAAATTTGTTACCATCTCATAGTAATCTTCTTCTTCCTCAATATCGTGATCTCCACCCCAAATTAGTTCTGTTTTACAATGCCAACATCTCATTTACCATTTTCCATTGTTTTATTTTTAGTCCATGCAGAAAGACCAAAGAATGTGCCAATCACACCCATATTCGAAATTAAAAATGTACTTAGTATCGGTCCAATATGATCGAGCCTTTCAACAGGTATTAAACCTGGTATAAGAACGACAATAATTAAAATTGTTACTGTAAGCATAGAAAACCAAACCATGTAGCGTTGCTGATCTTCTTTCTTGTCAGCATTTTCCATGCGTATTCTACGCTCTTCTCTATCAAGAGAAGCATTCTTTCGAAGGATTTCATCTTCTAATTCTTGATGACTTATTACATCGTCACCATTTTTATCTGCTTTGTTAAACTCGCTATCGGGATCTAATTTTTTCATTTTATTTTTTCTTCTATCAACATGAAAACTATCTATCATTTTATTATTAACCATTTAGGGGGAAAATAAATAGCAACAAGCCAAGCGGCGGCTAAAATCATTACTAGAAATATGTTAATATTATTAATCATACCTTATCACTATATTTAACAGCAAAATATATTAATGCAGCCAAAGCTCCTATAAATAATAACGCACCAAAAGTAATTCCTAAAATTTGTTTAATATTTTCTGCACGTTGCATAGCTGCATATTTACTTTGTCTTTCTTGCTCTTTTGCCTGTTGTTGCATTTGTTTAAATTTTCTAAGACCAGAAGCTCCTCTCGTTTGTTGTATAATTCGAGTAAGCTCCCTCTCCATATCCATTGCTTTTTCATAAGCGATGTAATTAGCTAAGACATCGTTCTTGCTACCTTTTTTCTTTATTTCTTTTTGTTCATCAATGAAATCATACAGCTGCCCAAAATCTTTGGACATTTGAGAAAGGTCTTTTCCTATCTCAATACCTTTTTTTATGGCTGCAAATGCAGCGAGTCCTATTGTTAATGGATCAGGCATAATACTCCTTATTCAGCTGCATATGTTATTTTCGGTTTATTAGTTAAAGATTCTTCGTCAAGTAGTTTAAATCCCCTACGTTCTGCAAATACTTTAGAATCATTTGCCCATCTCTCTGCACAAGCTTCTAACCATTTCATCGTCATTTCATGTGTTGGCTCTTTGCCACTCTTAACAATTTCGTTTTCAGCTTCTAAATAATTTATAACTTCAAGTTGTGCTTGAGCACCATTAATACCTAAATCAAATATATAAATCATATTACCTTCGTCAATCATACCTCCTCTTGGTCGAGCTGAGTTTAAGGCTTGTTTCATGCAAGTCATAATATGATATTTATATTCCTCTTTTTCGTACATTTCTTCTGTAATTTCTGTAACCCCAAGATGCTCAAGCAAACTTTCATATTGATTAACAAAAAAGTTCAACTTTCTTATTGCAGCTTGAACATTATTTTGAGAGTTTGCCAAACCTGTTTGAGCTTCAAATATTTTAACCTGTAGCATCTCTCTATCTAAATCATCTTTACACTTTAATAATTTTCTTTGTTTCTTTTTAATTTTTATCTTTTGTTTTTCCATATTAATTTGAGCTTCTTGCAAAGCACTTTTTGTTTTTTCTATTTCAGCTAAAGAATGTTTGATTGAACGTATTGGTGTGATAGCTGTAACGTCAAGCATAACATTCATAAACTGTGAGTGGGATTTATAAAAATTACTTGATGCTTGTTGCACGGCAGGCATTTTATCTTCTATGTTTTTCAACATAGTTCTATATTCAGGTTTTACATCTGTAAGTGTGTTTTCTAAATTTTTAACAGTTAAACTATTTTTCATACTATCCACCATTTAAGGTTGTTAAATCGTTCCATATTGCTGTAGAAGCATCAGCAGGTACAAAATTTTCTTCACTTCCATCGCTTGCGATTTGCTTCCAACCTTTGCCATTACTTGCTGTTGTAAGGTAACTTGTTAAGTCATCTTTACTAGCTATCTCTCCTTCTGATGTTGATATATCAGCTCCATCATCTGCTATACCAAGCATAACATAATCTCTTGGACTAGCCGTGCCACTATCAAAAACAGGGTACATTCCTCCTGTTAATTGAGTGACACCAAACTTTAAATAAGTTGGTATCGTACCATCTGCTTCTAATCTATATTTTATCACTTTATACGCCATTATCCTAATCCTCCATGACCTTCTGAACAAGCTCCATGCGAACTTTTATCTGTTGTTAAATCACCAAAATCTTGAGCATTTCCTGTTGAAGCGATTGTCACATAATCGATTGTTCTAGTGTAAGCATATTCACCACCTGCATTTACAGCTCTTATTCCATTAGATGTTGCTGAGTTTTCTTCTTTTGCTGCACTTAAATCACCAAAGTCGGTGGCATCACCAGTAGAAGCAATCGTTACATATTGTATTACGTTTGAATAACTTCCAGTATTTCCTCCTAGATGTAACCCTCTGGTGCTAGAACTTGTTCCATCACCTCTACTGTTTACTGCTAATAAATCGCCAAAGTCAGTTGCATTACCTGCTGAAGCAATAGTGACATAATCAATAGTATTAACTCTACTACCAGAATTACCACCTGAAAATATACCCCTTGTTGGTGAGCTAAAGCCACCCATACCAAAACGAGCCTCAGTGGTATCTCCAAAGTCAGTTGAATTACCAGTGCTTGCGATCGTAATATATTCTATGATATTGGTAGCACTACCAGTATTTCCAAGAGCCATCACTCCTCTTGTGGTATTTGAAAAACCATTTCCAAGATAAGCAGTTTCACTTAAATCTCCAAAATCAGTTGAATCACCAGTGCTTGCGATCGTAACATATTGAATAACGTCTTTACGGCTAGGATGATATCCACCTGCCCAAACACCTCTAGTAGAAGAAGAAACAGCCGTAATATAATAAGCACCCTCTGTTAAGTTTCCAAAATCTTGAGCATTACCAGTAGTGTTGATATCAATATAATCAATATCAGTTTTATGTGCGTTTGGAACAGCACCACCAAATAATGCTCTACCTGCTGGTAAAGGAACTTGCCAAGTTTCTCCTTGAATATTCGTTAACGCTTCTTGTATCTGCCACACTCCACTAGATGCAGAAGTAGTAGGGTCAGTATTTGCTGTTGTAATAATTCCTCCAACATATCTGACCATTATTGAAGTCCTCCGTGACTTGCTGAAACAGCTGCTAAACCATTTCGAGCAGCTGATAAATTACCAAAATCTGTTGCATTTCCAGTAGACGCTATAGTTACATATTCAACAATATCAACATTTGAACTATCTGAACCTCCAACTGACAAACCTCTTGTATTATTAGAAGTTGCACTGTTATAGTGTCTTGCTGAACTTAAATCTCCAAAATCAGAAGCATTTCCAGTTGAAGCTATTGTGACATAATCAATTACATCAACTTTATCGTATGAATAAGTAGAACTTCTCATTGCACCCATGCTTAAACCTCTAGTGCTTGAACCTGTTGCACCAAAATAAGTACCCTTACCAGTTGTTAAATCACCAAAGTCAGTAGCATTTCCTGTCGATCCTATCGTAATGTAATCTATTACATTAGTAGCATCTCCTACCCAACCACCCATAAATAATCCTCTTGTAGATGAACTTGTTCCAGCTCCACCAAATCTTGACGCTGTTAAATCACCAAAATCTGTAGTGTTGCCAGTGTTTGCTATAGTAATATATTGAATAATATTAGAGTATCCTGGGTTTAGTCCACCGGCAAATACTCCTCTAGTACTGTTACTAAGTGCCATAGGCTGTCTATTTGCTGCTTCTAAATCTCCAAAATCTTGTGAATTGCCAGCACTTCCCAAAGAAACATATTGCAACTCGTTTACCGTTGAACCAGCAGCATTAAATCCTCCACCCCAAACTCCTCTTGTTGAAGAGGAAACAGCATCCATGTAATAAACAGCAGTTGATAAATCTCCAAAATCAGCAGCGTTTCCTGTTGTGGCTATGTCAACAAAATCTATTGTATTAACCACAGCAGACTCGTAACCACCACCAAATAAAGCTCTACCAGCTGGGGTAGGGTTTTGCCAAGCGTCTGCTACAAGTTCTTTAGAATGAGTTCTTAAATCCCACACTCCAGTGGCAGAAGATGATGAAGGTGTTTGTTCGGTAGCTGTTATGTATCCACCTAGATAACGAGTTCCCATTTATTGCTCCTTTAGGACAACTCTTCATATGTAACGTGACAAGTTAAATCATTTGCTGCACTTGCTGTGACACCTATTGAAGTGTCTTCTTCTAAATAATAACCCATGTTTTTATCAATAACAACTAAAGTAGCATCAGCAGGGACAGATATTGTTGAAGCAATAAGAACAGGTGTACCTGCTATATCATCTTGGGGATAAATCCCAACTGTAATCGTAGCTGCGCTTGAGCCATCTACGTTTGCTACAACAAGTGAATTTACTTTAATTACTTTTCCTGAACTTGCCGTGTTTTCTAATAATTTTGTAGCACTTGTTCCAGTTAGTAACAGAGAATCTGATTTGGCTGTTATCGTTGCTACATTGACTAAATTTGGTGCTGACATTTTTTACTCCTTTTTATCCAAAAACCAAAGCCATAGCGATTGCTTTTCCTGTTGTTGCTGAATTAGCTGACATATAAGTCCTTACTGTTTCTACGGTGGTCATTCTCATTGTGCCTGCATCATTAACAAGTATACCGTCCCCGTCAGCCAATGCAGTCGTACCCCTGGATGTACCGCCGTCGATTAGATTTATCTCGGCTGCTGTGGTTGTGATTGACGTGCCACCTATCTGTAATGTTGTAGCGTTTACTTCACCAGAAGAACCATAAATAACTGCTTTACTATTAACAATCGTCCCTGCACTTGATCCGTCTACTAAATTGAGTTCAGCACCTGTAGAAGTTATAGCGGTGCTTGCATAGTTTAAATTACCTGCTGCAATATTTATCTCACCTGTGCCTTTTGGTGTAATATCAATATCTACATTACTGTCACTACCCATGGCTCCTATAACAACTGCACCACTTGCTGCTGCGTTTGTTATTTCAACGGCATTAGCTGCTGAACTAACTGTTTGAAACACTAACATTTCTGCCCCGTTGGCGTCAGCAATAAAGCCACCATCAGCAAATTTAGGTTCTGTTAAAGTTTTGTTTGTTAGTGTATCTGTAGAAACAAGAGATACCAAAGTAGAACTGCTTCCTGCAGGTAAGGTAAGTGTGTTAGTAACGCCAGCAGAATGAGGTTGAGCTATAACAATTTGACCGTGAGTATTAGCTTCACAATTAAACTGTATTGCCCCAGAATTAGAGTTACCTCTAACCGTTACATGTCCTGTGCCTTTTGCTTCTAAATCAAAATCAATATTAGAGTCCCCACCGGTAGCAGATATTTTTGGTGGGCTACCTGTGGCAGCGTTTGTAACATCAAACTGATTAACCGCAGAACTTGTAGTTTGAAATATTATCTGTTCGTTACCATTCTCATCACCTATAAAATGTGCATCGTCAATTAAAATATTATGAGAATTAGTGTCTAAATTAGCTCCAAGCTGAGGAGAAGTATCCTCCACAATATTAGATATTCCAGAAGAAGTCGCAAGCCCTGCGACTAACGTGCTACGAGTTACCTTTTTCAAACCACCACCAGACGTGTCAACGGCTAATAACACGTCATCATTTGCAACAGTAGATATTTCTGATAAATCACCTACACCTGTTGGGTTGAAGTTTGTGCCGTCAGCAATAAGTAAGTGTCCTGCTGTGTTAGTGCCCATAACAAGATCATCGCCAGTTATTGTTAAGTCCCCAGCGATTGTCACGTTTTGAGAAGCATCTATAGTCATGGCAGTTGTACCGCCTGTTGCAACCGTAATAACATCTGAACCTGAAAAAGTAATACTTGTATTCGTATCTCCATCACCGGCTATCGAATCTAGCTGTATACTTCCAACATTTGTAATGTCTGCATCATTAAAACTAGTAGCACCAAATGTATTGGCTGCGGCTGTAGATGTAATCCCGTTTGCCATGGTTACGCCACCACCATCAGCTATTGTAATCGCATCATCACCATCTGTAAATTCTATTAAAGGAGTCTGTATGGATGTAGCTGAACTAGTAGATCCTGCTAATGATAAATCAGTAAATAAATCGTAAACAATAGCCCCTGAACCTCCACCATCCGTCGCTATAGCTTTTACTTTACCTGCCGCAACAGCCACATTCGCACCAGAACCTTGGGTAAAAGTTAACGTAGCACTTGTAGCATTTTCAACGATCCAAACCTTAGATATTGTATTAGGGGCTAAAGTAACTGTGCACGCTTGTCCACCACCAGTGCATTTTAAAAATAAAGAACGTGCTTCGTCACTTGTCCCGTCTGCGAGTGTAATTGTATGTGTAGAAGCATTTGCTATGGCTTCAGCTCCGTAACTAAATCCCTCTGCAATAAGTTCTAAATTTGTATTTGTTGTATCACCCCATGTACCGGACTGTTCTCCAGTGCCTATCTCTTCTAATCTAAGGTCATTTGTATATACACTTGCCATATTTTATTCCTCTAAGCTATTCGTAATATTGCGGTGGTGGCGTTTGAAACAGGAAATTCAACCTTAAACGTTCCAGAAATTGTTGACTTGTCGGCTCCAAAATCTAAAACAGCTATGGCTGGATTTGTACCTCCTGATTTATATATTAAAGCTCCTCTAGCTGTAATAGTTGCACTCGTCCAAGTTGTATCAGAAAAATCTAAATATGCTACAGTGCCGCCAGTATCGCTTGTAGGGTTAGTTGCTATGGTTAAAGTATTTCCACCCGCAGTATATCCTGTGCCACTTATTTCATTTGTTGTTGTATAGGCTGTAGTAGATGCATCAAAACTTGCACTATTGGTATACAAAGCAATTTTAAATGTTTGAGAGGTATCACTGCTGAAGTCCATCTCTCCATTTAAAAGAGCTACCTTAAAAGATGTGCATAAAAAATTACCTGTAAAAGCCACTTTATCTCCTTAACCAACATCTGTTCTAAACTGCCCTGAACGATAATAATCTTGTCTTAATTTACCATCACCAAATTGTTTTAACAAGCTCATGGATAAAACATATTGTTCTTTATACATAGCAACAACGTCTGGTTCTCCTTTTTGAAACCGTATGGCTTCAACCAAAGCTCCGTTTAATAACGCAGAATCAAAATGATCCCCCAGATAAGTCCCTCCAGAAGTAACAATAGAAGTAGGGTAGTGTCCGTATATATGTTCTATTTCATAGTTTTGGTCTGGTGTAGGGGCAAACATTAAATTAACAGTAGACCCTGTTGTTGTATGGTAAGCATAAAACTTAGGGCGACCTTGTTTTGCACTTGTAGTTATAGGGTATGCGTCCCGCAAAAAGTTAACATCTTTATTTAATAAATAATGTGTTGTGTTACTATCAATTATAGCTATGCTAAAAGTATAAAGATAATCGCTTGGGGTAGTATATAATTTATTAGTTGCTGTTATAGGTCCACTATCTATTTTTCGTAAAGCAGGAAACTGTACGGAATTATATATTTTTTGTTCTGCCTGCTGTGTAAATAACGCAAGTTGATCGTCTGTGAAAGTTGTTTCGCATATATCTTGTATATTAGCTTTTAAAGATGTGTAATTCATATTTTAACTCGTGCTCACTGTTACTTCGCCAACCGAACCAACGGCTTGTAGATTATTGACCGACAACCCATAAAAGTTTTTAGCATCTCCTACGGGATTCCACCCCCACTGTATATTCCTACTACTAGCACGTCCAGCAAAATCTGGTCTAGGGTTTCGTATAGCTTGAGGGTCGTGCACAGGAAAAAGACCTTGTTTATTTTGAGGGTGGTCAGGACCCCAACAAGTAGGGCATGCAAGAATATTTGTATCTCTTCCCCGAACAATTAAACTTCTTAACTCTTTTAATTTATATTGAAAACCACAAATATCACACTCAGCTATGGCTCTTTTATTTGATGCAAATCTCATAGACATTAGATTCTCCCAACACGAGGAACAAAACGTTCAGATACTTTTTCTCTGTCCTCTCCTGCCGCTAAATTATACTGTTCTTCATAATCAGCTTTTAACATAGCAACACGATCAGTGAGTTCGGGTGTTTTCATAGCAATGTTGTAAGCAAGCCCTGCTACTAAACAGGGTAAAAAACGAAAATTCATATCAGCTGTTTCAACCCCATTCCCTGCGTCTTCGATTCTACGTAATCTAAAATACACAAATGTATATGTAGTAGAAGAATCAGGTACAGGGTAAAGATTAATTCGAGGAGCGTCTCGCAAACGTTCGATAAAAACTTGTATGGGTCGTCCTTGAACTAATTTATTAGGGATAGAAGAATAAGTAGTAACTCCTATACGACTAATTGTAAGATCAGATTGTGTAGCAGCATTACCCGCATTTGTTCGTATAACTTGGTCGAGTAAATCAATCGTATCTGCAGGTAAAGTATATTGACCTGTGCCCGCAGTTAAAGTTTGACTTTGACTGTCTATAGTCCAAAGATTAATACCTCTGTTTTGCCACTCTATAGTTAATAAATTCATAGACCTACGAGCTGTTCTTAAATCATAACCTGATCGCATTTCTCGTCCCGCACGTTCCCATGCTTCCTCTGCAATCTCTGTAAAGTCCATGTCAAATGCGGTAGTGCCAGAAGTGGTCATAACTTATCCTTTAAAATAATTATCTACTTCTTCTAATAAAGCTTTTTTGCTTTTACGTCTATCTAATTCTACACCATGAGTTCGCATCATAGCCTCTAACTCTAATTTAGACATGTATTTATATTTTGGGGTAATTGTAACTTTTTTAGCGGGTTCTGCGACTTCTGTATTAACAACACTTCTATCTGGGTTGCTACCCATAATCATACTAAGTGCTTCAGACTCTGTTAATTTATCAGTGGTTACTAACTCACCACCCCTACTATTATCACGAACATTGTATAAAGAATTACCATTTTTATCCGTGCCTACTTCTACCATTTTTAAATCTGCCATACCATCTCCTAAATATATAAAGTTTTCTTTCTTCTTTTTTCCATGATCGCACCACAACCTCTAGCAATCTTACGTTTTTTTCTAACAAGCTCACCACTTTTAAATTTTTTAAAATCTTTAGGGTCAACTCCTTTAGACTTTAAAAAATCAAAAAACCCCTGAAAATCAGAAGCAGGACCATCAAAATATTCTGCTCTCAAGTCTGCTATCTCTTTTTGCGTCATCTTTTTCTCCTTGCTAATCCACCTATACGCATTTTTACTGTAGCAGGTTTTGTATTTTTTACCACAGTTTTTCCTTTTGCTCCCTCTCGCTTCTTTTTTCGAGCAGTTTGAGCTCTTTGAGATTTTGTCAAACTATTAGCTTTACTCCTAGGCAAACATCTATCAGGGTTCTTTTTATCTTTAGAAGTCCCGCATTTACCTTTTATTTTACCGTCAGTTCCAATACGAACCCAATCTTGTTTAACCCAATCTTTAAGTGCCCCCATGAGATCACCTTTTTTTCTTTGCAGGTTTTTTAGCGGTATGTTTATTCATAGTATATCTAGTCTTTTGGTCTTTTTTTATACCACTTAAAGTTTTAGCTTGTCCTGCATGTAATTTAGATGCTTTCTTTAGACCTTTAATTACTTTAGTTAATTTCTTAGTATAATGTGGCATTAGCTCCTCTTTTTCTTTTTTTTCTTTTTGCTACCTTTAGCATAGTTAGGGTCCTTACAATACTTAGACGCAGCCATATTTGCATAAGCACTAGGATACGTATCGAAGGTTCGTTTTGCCCAGGCTTTTCCTGCTGGGCAAATCTTACCTCCACCTTTGTAATACCTACGCATGATTACCTCATTAATGTAGGTTTAACCCCACGAGCCATACCAGCTCCCCGGATCTGACCTCCATTAGCGTAGCCTTTCTTCATTCTACCACCAGCAGCCATACCTTTTTTCTTCATATTAACAGCTTTGCCCATGGCAAAACCTTTCTTCATCTTACCGCCAGCAGCCATGCCTTTTTTCTTCATGTTGACTGTTTTACCCATGGCAAAACCTTTTTTCGTTTTACCACCGGCAGCCATGCCTTTTTTCTTCATCATGCCTCCAGCAGCCATGCCTTTTTTCTTTTTAATAGAACCCCCTGCTTTCTTAAAACCCATTTTATTTCTAACATCTTCAGGTAACTTGGCTAACCCAGGGTTTTTAGAGGAATCAACATTTTTTAATTCACCTCCAGCAGCCATGCCTTTTTTCTTCATGTTAACAGTTTTACCCATAGCAAAACCTTTTTTTGTTTTACCACCGGCAGCCATGCCTTTTTTATTTTTTTTCTTTTTTTCATCCTTCTTCATTTTCATCTTCTGAGTCTCCTTCTTGTGATGCGTATAGATTATCAAAAGTTACACTTGGGTCAAGGTAACTACTGTGTATTTCTGCGGCGTGTAGATATTGACTTGGTTTAAAGTCTGGTGGTCCCTCGCCAGTCTCCCATAACGCAGGACTTGTCGCCCTGACTCTATTATTGGGCAAGGCAACAATATTGCCTGTCCATTCTCCTGCATCTGTTAACTGCAACACATGACTTTGTTTGTGTTGAGCAGGATCATCAGCTATGTGATTCTCTGTGTAGTCTACGGTAAATAAGTATTTACCTTGATAAAATTCTCCATCTATTTTACATATCCATGGGCTAGAACTTACACGCTCTAAAACAACCACAGAATGGTGATGAGAACTACAATCCCAGGGCTGTGCTAAGTGTGTCTCCATTCTTTCAGGGAACTCTTCATACCATTGGTCAGCAACTAAAGCTGTGATAGGCATACGAGCCCACATAGCTCCTCCATGTACATTTTCTTCATCAGTGTCATCTGATTCGCAACCCGTAAAGACAACTTGAAAACTTAAACATCTGTCTGGTATCGTGTTAACAGCAATCGCCAAACCATGTATATAATCTCCATGATAGTTCTCGTGATTATTTGTGTATTCTTTTCGAACCCAGCATTTAAAATGCGGTATATTACTTATTAAATATGCCATTACTTTTTCTCTCTCTTCTTTTTTGCTACTTTTTTTCTTTGTTGTGATAATTTGGAAAACTTCCTCTTTTGAGGAGGATTTGCTATTTGTTTTCCCATTTGTGCTCTCGATATTGCCACTTAACATCTCCACCTTCTTCGGGCTTGTCTTAAACGACTATTTGGATCTTTAGCTGCCTTTGGAAACTTTTTCATTTGCCCCGCTGATCGTGCACAAAAAGACTTCCTGCGAGCAGCTCGTTTGCCTGTGGGTTTCTTCTCAGTTACAGCTGTTTGAAGTTTTGACCCAGGATTTTGTCTCCTATATTTAGCTACACCTTTAGCGGTCATGCCCGCACCAGCTTTTGTGGGTCTTTTGTCTCCACTTCTGATGGACATGCCTTTCATGCCTTTTCCTTTTACTCTGCGACCGCTTTTGTAATACTTACGCATGGAAAATTGTTATCATGTCAGCTACATCTACCGTGTACTTAACAGATAACCCGCTCCTAAAAACAACTCCTTCTGATGGTATTGTCCTGTCAATTACTGTATTAGCTGTCCCAATCGTGCGAGACTTAAATAAAGTTGTTCCATCTTCAGGTGCTCCATCAATAAACTCTACATCTCCAGCTGTGCCACCAGATGTAATAGACATGCCTTTTAATCTAACACGATTACTACCATTGACAGCTTGAGCACACAATGTACCAGAACCAACTTTAATATTAGCTGCATACTGTTCAGAACACTCTACGGCTGAAACAGTTAAAAATAACTTTGTACCTGCAACAGCTTCTGCTGATCCAGTTGAAGTGATTGTTTCACTCAAAGAATCTCCAAAAACATCGGTGCCGGTAATTGTAGTTGTTTTACTATTATCGCCAGTGCCAGTCGTTGTAACAATAATGTTTCTAGCCGCACCTCCCGCAAACGTCGTGTTTGCTAAAGTGGCTGTTGTATTTGGTCTTGCTGCCGTAACAATTCTGTCATCGTCAGATGCGTTTTCATCATTTATGGTAAGTGCTTGTACGTCTGATAATCCCATATTAATCTCCTATTTTAGGGAGTGGGGCGTTAGCCCCACCTGGTTAATTAGCCATTTTCAAAATCAAAGGCTGCACCATGTATCTTAATAACAAGTTTACCTGCAGTATACGCTGCTTCAGTAGCGTCTCCACTAGTTAAATATAGAAACTTTTTACTTAAAGCTGCTAAAGTAGCCCCTGCATCTGCTTCATTATGAAGACCTAATGTCAAATCTCCATTATTAAACAAAACAGTTCCACTTGTCACAGCAGCATTTTCAGCAGTTGTTCCCGTTGCAGAACAAACTAAATTGATGTCTGGGTCACCACCTGTCGGAACTTCTAAACAAATGAACTCTAGCTTGTACGGGATACCGTTTACGGCACTTGTAAGTTCTGCAATATAAGCATTTGCAGCTCCACCATCTGTACCAATAACATCATCGGCTGAACCACCAGAAGCCAACCCACCATGTAAGTCAACTAAAATAGTAGTAACAATATCGCCACCAATCTTGTTGACAAAAGTATTGATTGCGGCGTCAGCTATTCCAGAACCATGTGCGTTCGGAGTAATGTTAAAAATTGTAGCTGCTGTACCAAGACTTGCATTATTAGAACCTACAGTTGTACCTGCAGCAACAATATTATCTCTTCCAGATGTTGCTACCTTCTGAACTTCTAAAACACCGCCGCTTGTAGCAACGATATGCTCAGTATCTATGCCGGTCCCTGTAGCTCTTGAAATTGTTTTAAATCCGTTTTCGGAGCGGACTGCACCGTTAAATGTTGTATTGCCCATGTTAATCTCCTTGTCTTGGCAAATGTCAGTTACACTGTGTAACTGTCAAGGTATCTCTAGTATAAAGTAAAAAGGGGCGGTTTTCAAGCCACCCCTTTAATTTTTTTACGCTCCTGGTGAGCCAAATATTCCTAGAGGATCAGATACACCAAATGAGTATCTTTCTCTAGCCTTATAACGACTATTACCAGTATCAAAGTCAGCGTCCATAGATGTTGACATTGGTGTACGTGTAAAGTGTTTCAGACCGTTAGGAATGTCTGTCATTAAGAACCATGCGTCAGTATCTGTTAAATAATGGTTAACAGAAAATCCTTCAGGCACCGAGCTCATAGTACGTATCGCATTGAGGTCGTTGTCTGCTGTTCCGGTTCTTCCTTCAGTCTGAAGCAGTCTTGTTGCTACAAATTGTAGGTCGGGTGGAACAATCAGCTTACGAGCTCTTGATGCAATCAAAAGTCCTCTCTCATCAGTCCACTGCGAAATCTGTATGATCGCAGCTTCGAGAGAAGTCTCATTTAAGTCAGCCCCTGTTGCTGGTTCGTTGGAGTTTGTGCCACCACTTACAAGCGGGTGTGCAGTAGAGCAAAGTTCTACTCCATCGCCGTAGGTAGTGCCTGAGTCAAAGGCATTGTTCAAAATAGAAGCTGCCTTAACTTGTTTTGTATACGCCATAGCACGAGCGAGTGCTTTTGTATAACGTGCAGATAAAGAATCATACAGGTTATCCTCAATAGCTTCTTCAGTAATTGAAAAACCCATTGCCACTGTTTCATGGTTATAACGAGCTGTAAAAGCTTCTTGTGCATTGTCATATTCGATGGCTGTACCTTCGTCTTTGACTGGTGCCGCTGAAAAGCCTGACAGCTTGGTTTCTTCTTCAAAAGAACGGTCAGAAGTTTCTGCTTCAAAAATTTCTGCGTGCTCCTCGGTATATTTTGCATACTCTAAACCGAATAATGCGTTTAACCCAGGAAGTAGTTCTTTAAGGAGTTGTGCTCTTGATATTGCCATTATTTATCTCCTTTATATGCCAACTGGGTTACGGTAAGCATGTCCGCCGATGAACACGTTACTACCGTTATCAGTATGCGTACTAAATATAACTAACAGTTCTTGGAAGGTATCACTTCCAGTCGCTGTACTATCAACTACATCAATAACCTGAAGTGGTAATGTTGAAGTTGTGGCTACACTATTATTAGCAGCTAACTTCGATGTGCCATTAGTAGTATTTAACGTGTTACTAATAATAGCTGTTTTATTACCAATCGCAGTTCTTCCCAATGTTGCCATTGTTGTGCCTGATGAGCATATAGCTACCTTCATTATTAAATCAGGGTCATCAGCGACAAACGCATGAATGTCACTAGCTACAATACTTCCAGGATACTGGTTGTTAAATGTTAGTTGGTTAGTGTTCGGATCAGTATATCGGCATCCCATAAAGACACCTAATGTGCCAGTAGCGGGAAGAGCAGATGTACTTCCGTCACGCTCGATAGTCCCGTCATTTACACGCTTTACTAAATCGCCTTTTCCAATAGCTGTGCCGTAGTTACTAGCTATTTTCATTTGTCGAGTAGCACCTGTAAAAGTACGACCACCAATCAAGCCAACGGGAACGAGCCCATAAGGGGCGTCTAAATTTGGATAAGCCATATCCAGTTCTCCTTTGATCTATATTAATTACCTTTTCCAAAAGTGACCTTAGACTTCCGATCATTAAATAACGGCATTCTAGGATCGTTTTCTCGCATGAGGTTGTTATCAACTGAGTTCATCTGATTCTCGGACTGAGTTTTATAATATTCAGAACGTTCATTGACTAACTCAACAGGAGCCTTACACAACATTAAACCACCAATAACGATGTTATCCTTAAAGCGTTCATTCTCTATGGTAACAAGACTTATTTCTGGGTGGTCGCTTGCTTTTACAGGTTCCCAACCTTCACGTAATTTTGAGGAAACATTCGTAGCATCAACTAGACCTTGATTACTTGTTCGTATCCAACGGTATGTGTATCCTGGCTCCGGATTTGGTGAAGGTAAAACTTCAGGACGTTGCCAAGCACGCTTTCGCACATTTTTTTCACGAGTTTCAAGTTCTCTATTTATTCTATTTTCAGCCATTTTCTTTCCCCATGTCTATTGCAACCTGTCTGGCGTATTGTTCGGGTGTTACTCCTAATCTCTTCGCTAAAGCTAACTGAGTTTTGGTCAACCGTATTTTTTTTGGAGCTGTGCTCCGAGTCGCTGGTGCAACCACATTAGCTTGTCTTTTTGGCTTTTCAGCCTCTGATTCTTCAGCTTCTCCAAAATAGTCTGGAAAAACTTGACGCATACGAGTATCTATTTTCTCGTAGTATTCATCGCTTTGCAAATCAATTCCTTGATTTGCTAGCTTATTATGTATGCCCATCGCAAGACTTGTCATTTCGTCATCTTGCCCGAACCAAGTATTCTTTTGAGCCCATGCTGCTGCTTTTGGGTCCACCTTAGGTGGTTGAGTAGCAGGAACCTCTTTATTCTCTTCTACAGTAGTTTCTTGTTCCTGTAAAGGAGATATTTTAAAATCATTTAACTTATCTGTCTTAATGTTAGCATTTGTTAAACTTTCTTGAGCGGCTATGATTGCTTCCGAATCTCCTGCTTCATAGGCTTCTTTATATACCTTTTTAGCTTGAGCAAGTTCAGCTGCCACTGTTTTCTTTGCTTGTTCAAGCAAAGCTTCTTGATTTTTACTAACGTCAGATTTTAATTTTTTGTTTTCTTCGACGAGCTTTTTTGAGAAGTTTTCGAGTTCCGTTTTTTCACGGAACGCCGCTTCTTTGGCTCTTCTTTCGTCGTGGTAACCTTTGCTGAAGTGTTGGATTCGCTTTCGAACTTTTTCAGAATAATCTTCAAGTTCTTCATCAGTGATGTCTTCAGGCGGTTTAGAAGGTTTCCTATTTCTGTCAGCTTCTGGTGTATCATCATATACCTCAATTTCAATATCACTTTTATCAGATGTACTTCCATTAACAGGGGTAGTTGCTTTGGCTTCAACTTTTTCTTCAATATTTTTAGCACCATTTTTATCCCCGGAAATATCGACTTCTAATGCACTTGATTTTTCTACGTCTATATTTGTATCTAATTCTTTCTTTTCATCAGGAAAAGTATACTCAACTTTTTGAAATGTCATATTTTAATCCTTAAATTGCTCTCGTTACGCCACGAGGGTCTGCTACAACTGCTTCGATTGAATCATCGTTCATCAAACGATACTCAACACCGTCAATTTTAAAACGTGTGCCCGTATTTGCACGAAACATCACGTAATCACCTGCTTTACACCAAGGTGTATCGCCAAATCGTTCTTTGTCAACATACGCTTGGTCGCCCATATCGACAACAAGTCCAATAATTGACATAATATGTTCGTTCTGCATTTCCTTTGCCGTTTTCAACACGCTAGTATTTTCGTAGTTTTCTTCGATTTGTGGTAATGCAACAAGCACTCTATACCCCACAGGTTTGGGTAATTGTACTTCAAGTTCTTGGTCAGTTAATTTTTCTATTTTAGTCATCATCTTCTCTCAAATAATTTTGCGAAAGGTCTTCTATGTGTGACAAGCTAGCTTCAAGACCTCGGATCAAGCCAGCCGTTTCTCTATACTGCGGAAAGTCTTTTGCTCCCCCTCCAGCAAGAAAATCTGTTGCAGAAGCTTTGTCAGCTTCGATTTTTTCTTTTAGCACGTCAAAGACGGTTTTAGCCATTATTTTTTACCTGTCGTTGTTTTAAACACATCTAAATCTAATTTATTATCTGCTTGTCTCTTTTCAGCTGCTAGTTTTACATTATCTCGCTGTGTTTTAATTTCTAACTCAGCTTTATCTAACTTCAACTTTTCCAAATCAAGTAAAGCATCTGTTTTATCTTTTTGAGCTTTACGATCTACTTCTGCTTTCTTTATCTGCAATTCAGCTTGCTGCATTTGAACAACAGGGTCTTGTGCTTTTTTCATTGCCTCTTGTTGAGCCGCTTGTTTTTTATTTGATTGTGTAAGTTCTCTTGCAGCTTTTGCTACGAGGCTTGAAAGATTAACTTCAATCTCTTCAGGTAATTCAGACTCTGGTGCTGGGAGCTCAACACCCAAACGTTCTTCAATATCTTTACGATATTTAAACCCTAGATGTTCAGCTATATGTGCCTGTAAAGACGCTATAATTTGTTTGGCTTGTGGGTTTTGCCCTATCATCTGCATAACCATCGGATCTTGTATAAAAGACATGTGCGTTGCAATATGTGACTCGTGATCTTGATATATAAACGCTCTCATTGGCTTGGCTCTCAAAGCTGCCATGTTCTCGCTTATCGGGTCTTGCGGACGCATATCTTCTTTTAGTGGTATTAGTTTTTCTGCATTCTTCACACCTAATACCTCTACCATCTGCCTATGTAATTGTGGCAGGTCATATATCTGTGGTGCAGTCTGGGACATCTGGAGAACTGCCTGATACTGCACCACTCTCTGTGCCATAGTAGAACTATTAGGGTCTGACACAGGAATGACATCGGTGGTCATGTAATCCGACCGACGTGCATCTACCTCGCCTCTGATGGGAGAGTAAGAATAATTCATCGGTGCATACTCAGCCATCAAAGTCTTTAATAATTTAAACTCTTGCTTCATCGCATAGTGAACACGAGCCTGTACCGCCGCCATGGGTTTAAGTGTTCGCTCTAATAAAGCAAGTGTTGTTCCTACGGGGGCGTTTGCAGACATATCGGAGACGTTTATATCGCTGATTGCTCCAAGTCTTCGCCCCTCTTTTGTTATTCTATCGAGAAGTTGTAAGAGTGTTTGACTTGGCTCTTTATAAGGCAAAGTCATAATGTTATCTTTAATACTGCCTGACGGTACATCAACATCTCTAAATGATCCTGGTTCTATGGGTGTGTCATCTCCTTTGATACGTAACCCACGAGCTTTTAGACCTCCAGGCAAGTTTGCCAAAGTTCCTGCGTCTACGAGTTGACGGATAAGAGATGTCCCGGCTCTCGCATACCCCCCAATAATGTGAATAAGCCCAAGCCCATAGAAACCAAATCCCGGCACATAGACGTAGTGCACGAAATGCTGTCGTTTCAACATCAACTCATCATCAGCGTTCCAGTTTCTACGGATGGCTAAAACTTCGTATGACCCACGTTCAATAGTCACCACGTAGGGTTTAGCGATTCCTTCGTCGGAATCATCAACTCCTTCAATAACAAGATCAGCATGTACTTCGTATATACTATAGCGGTCATCACTTGTAAGAGAGTACCCACCTTCTTCTGCTTTTCTTTTCTCAATGTCACTGTGATAAGCTTCAGGCTCTCCAAGTTCAACATCACGGTAAAACCCGTTAGCCTGTAATTTCTTTAGTTCGTTCTTTGTTTTACGCATGACATGAGTAACCCGCTCGGCTGTCTCAACATGCGAAGCCCCGTAAGGCACAATTACATCTTCGGCAGGAATAAATACTGCCATCTGTCGTCCCATGTTTGGGTCGTAATATACTTTTTTAAATGCTGACCCGGCGAGTCCTAGGCTGTAAAGCAGTCTTTCATGTTCTGGTCTATACTCAACCATGTTCTCTGTCAGCTGATAATTCATGTCTGCTTGTACACGTTTTGCTGATTCTTCTTTCTCCCTTGTGTCTTCACCTAATATCTTAGTTTTAACCGGTCCAGCTGACGGAAATGTTTCGCTCATGGTTTCTGCTTGGAACCGGATTGCTGCTTCAGCAAGCACTGTAGAATAAACTCCACAAGCTCCCTCCCAGGGTTCTGTGCGTTCTTCGTATCTAAAACCCAACACATCGAGTCCCTTAACGAATGTATCCGCCCAGTCTTTCCGACTGTATGTATCAGAGTCAACAGCTGCTAAAATATCATCGGCAAGAGTACCAAGAACAGACTCATCAATAATTTCAGCAATATTCTCATCAAAGTTACCTGTTGTTTTCCCTTCGGGTTCAGGTACGAGAGTAATTTCCATACTGCCATCATCAAGTGTAACACTTTCAGGATTAACGATTTCAACTTCTAATTCAGAAACAGATGCTTCTGATAAACCTTCTGGTGCTTGGTATAACCCTTTTTCAACTGCCATTAGTAAAATCCATTTTTTCTACGTTTAAAATATTGAACCTCGTCTGGTTCATCGTTTGGTAGTCTTATAAAGCCGCCCTGCCTAAATCGCATAAGAGCCATGACGGTTGCGTCTACGAGGTCATCATTACTCATAAACGGGAATCCTGCTATTTCTTCTACGACTTCTTCTGCCCAACGTGTTTCAGGTATCCATACAAGCCCTGATGCTACGATATCTGTCACAGAATTAAGTCTTGCCATCTTATCTCCAGAACCTCTGTGTGGAGTAAACTCTGATACAGGGATTCCCATTCTCCTCATTTCTTGGTACAGGGCTGTACCTGCACTTTTCTTTTCTACGATAAACGAGTCGGGCTCCCATTCACTGTACTGATCCATCGCTGTTTGTTTAAGCTCAGGAAACTCTAACCGCTTCTTTATACTATTTAACAGAATAATATTGTAGTTGTCTACCTCTTCGTTCAAAAAAACGCCCCAAGTCGTCAAAGCAGTGTAGTCTGCCCGGTTGTGCGTTTCAGCTGCAGCATCCAAAGACATGATAATATATTCGCAAAGGGGTGGGTTTTCTTTCTTCCATCTTTGCCACCACTCTCGTTTAACCAAAGCTGCTTCTTCAGCGGTTGGCTCTTGTTGATACTGAGCATTCCACTGAAACACCGGCATAGATGCTTTTGTACGTAGTAGAGCTTCCAGGTCAAAAAACTCAGCCCATAAAGGTTTTTGAACAGATAGTCCTGTTTCTTTATCTACTGTGTCTATAATCGCTGGAAACTCTACAACTTCATACTGATCAGACCGATCATTCTGTGACATGTCTTTTACAACACGTCCTGTCAAGTCGTCCATGTGCCAACGGGTTTGGATTATGGCAACGCTACCTCCTGGCATAAGACGGGTACGAGCCCCGAAAGTGAACCAGTCGTAAGCTTTTTCGAACACTTCAAAGTTTCCATTAATGACGTCTTGTTCAGAGTGTGGGTCGTCGACGAGCAAGAGATCAGCCCCCCGCCCAGCAATAGAAGAACCAATACCACACGCATAATATTCACCTCCTGTATTTGTATTCCACCGTCCTGCTGATTTTGAGTCTACTGCTAATTTAACGGTTGGAAAGATTGCCTCATAAGCCTCTGTGGCTATTAAGTTACGAACTTTACGCCCAAAATCGACTGCAAGATCAGTCGTATGGGACACCATCATAACCTTTTTTGTTGGGTTTCGTCCAAGAAACCATGCAGGAAACATAATCGAAACAAGCTGAGATTTGCCATGTCGAGGAGGAATATTCACGCAAATACGGTCCTTTTCTCCTCTTTCAATCCCCATGAGCATATCTGCCAGCATGCGATGATGCTTACCTACGATGTAATCAGGCTGCATCGCTCTACAAAAAGCAATTAAATCGTCGTAAGATGCCTGATTTTTATTGCGAATAGCCAATTCATCGACCATTCTGTCAATTTCTGCAACTTCTTCAGGAGTATATTGGTCTAAATTGTCCAACATCAGCTGTATTTCCTCCTCCGTGAAGTCTAAAACGGGTTTATTCATCTTTTTCCTCGTTTAATCCGAGTTCTTCGTCCACATTTACGGGTTCTCCGTCCAAAATTACCGCTTCTTCTGGCGGATTAACAAGTTTTGACAACTTCGAACGAAGTTTTTCACGTAAATCGGCTGTAGATTGATGTGTTATAGTAACTTCTGACTTATCTGTGAACAATCCGACGTCAGAAATCTTTCCTAAAAGCTCCAAAGCACGGATTCTTACCCGTGGATCAGGGTTATCAGTTTCTAAAAGAAGTTTGTTGGTCACCAAATGACGTATTTGCACCGAACTTTCGACAACAGAGCGTCCAAATTCTTTTAAAATACTATCTGTGAGCCTCAAAGAAGCCGGTGTAAGAGTCGCAATCTTCTTATCTGTTACTTTATTTGATGTTTTTTCAGAGTTTTCTGCATAGGAGGTCACAAGTTTAGCTGCAATATCTTTATCTTCTTTAGACGGTTCAAGATCAAGCCCATGTTCTTCGAGCTCACTCGCTGTATTTGCAGCCGACTCGACCCGATCTTTAAAATCAATCGGTGCCTTTTCTTTTTTCATCGGTACGCCCAGTTCGGGCTCTACTATCATCGTCATATAAACTCGCAGGTTCTAAACCGGTTGGGGCGTAGCCGCAGGACAAGTATGAGTACATTATTGGGAATCCGTTATGTGCGACCACGCAAAACCATTATATAGCACAAAAAAATATTTTGTAAAGTAGTTTGGGACTCCAAAGGGGGGTGTTTCTATATATAGGGGGGTGGGGGGTCTAAACTGAAGAAAACTGAATTTATTTATGGAAAATAATATATATACATATAGCACACAGCTACACACACAAAGGGGGGTACACCCCCCGTGCCTATAGTATCATAAAGTATCATAAAGTATTATTAGGTACTTGACAAATGTAAATAGATATGCCATAAATAATTCATCAAATCAATAACGATTTGTGTAAACAAACTTAAACATAAAGGAAAAAATATGTTAAATCTTGAAAAAATAACTACTAACGCAAATAAGCTTTTAAAAACATTTGATAAAGCGGACTCGCAAGTTTTGGATAATGCCCAAGCGCTTTTTGAGGCAGGTTTTACACATGATATGGCAGTAAAACCCGCTGATAGTGTTAATAAGGAAGCAACTAATGCTATGACTAAAGCGGTACATTTACATAGGATTGGAATACAAGCTAGTAAATTCCCTAAGTTATTTAAAGGTCATACACCAGAAGAGGTTAAAGTATCTTTGTGTCAAATATTTAATACAATATCTGACCCGGCTAAAAGAAACAAAGCTATTGCTAAAGTATACCCAGCAGGCATCGATAAAGTAAAGGAAGTTAGAAGTTACACTAGTTACTTTACTAGAATAAGAAACGCTTTAATGATTGTACAAGGTGTAGAAAGAAAGACTAAAAAAGGTGCAAATAAACCAGCCAGTGAATATTTGCTCAATCTTCTAACTAAAGCAAAAACAAGGGCTACTAAAGAAAGTGATAACAATGCTGATTATTCAAAAGTTATCAAAACACTACAAGATATAATCAAACAGATAAAAGATATGTCTTAACAAAAAACAAGGGGTGGCTCTAAGGAGTCACCTCTAAAAATTTTTTATGATGCCAGTTGTATGTTCTGCGTTGTGCCTCAGATAATATGCCTTGATGTTACTTAGCTACTCACAGTGTAACACGTTACCCGTTTGATTAAACAAGTCTTTTACTTCCGCATTGTGCTTTGAGTATCTGTGTAACATGTTACCCGTTTAATCGAAACCAGTTTTTTGGTCTGCGTTGAGCTTCTGTGTAACATGTTACACCGTTGAGTAACCAAGTAATCTTGTGACAACACGTTATGACATGATAATCTTGTGATAACACGTTATGACGTAGTTTTATAATGTTACCCTAATGTTACCCTAATGTTACCCTAATGTTACCTTTTTTTCAGGCAAAAGGTAACATTTGATTTTGGTTGTACCTAGTTGTATATAGTTGTATATAGTTATTTATAAGCATAAGAATTTTATTATTTTTACTATATTTTTTATAATGTTACCTTTTTAAAAATTATAAAGAAACATTTTAGTTTGTTAGGGTTTTGTTACCTTTTCCACCACCACAACCACCGCTTTTTTAAAACTCTCTCCTATCCGATAAAAAGGTAACAAAGTAACATTCTTTTATTTTCAATGACTTACACTAAAATAAAAGGTAACATTAGGGTAACATTAGGGTAACATTATACTCAAAAAACTTATGTAACACCATGTGATACTAAAAACTCTTGAGTAACACTTCTTGACACAAGCCCTGTAATTTGCTATACTGTAAGTGGTTTCAAGTTATCGTATAACGTCATATGATAACACGTTACTACAAAGATTTAACCAACGGGGTAACGTGTTACCCCATTAACCAAAGAGGTAAAACAATATGTTATGTAAATGTGGCGAAGATATTAACCCAAGACGTTACGAGTTAGGATACAAAACTTGTCTATCTTGTGGTGACACGTTAGCACAAGAAACAAGGCAAGGTTGGACGATTGCACCGATTGCACACAAGCAAGGGTACACACGTATCAGCAATACAAAAGAACTACAACAACTTAACAAACAATAGGAGAATAAAATGAAAGATACAACAACACAACAGGGTAACACGTTACCCGATTACTCAACAACACAACAAAACACATACCCAAGTTTAACAGGAGCTTGTTCTTTGGTTGAGTTTAATATCTCACAATGGACAGGACGTTGCCAAGATAAAGGAGCAAGTTCTCAAGTCACGGCAAGTAATAACGCAGATGTCAACGTGGCGAGTGTTTACAAGTCATTACTCGGTAATAACCCAAACTTAGATGCAATAAAAAAGTTTGTAGGTTTAGCACGCAGTACAGTTTATCAATTAACTTTGCCATGGTCAGACAACGGATTGCGTATAATACCCAACGGCGAGTTTTTATCTTTTACAAACAAACTGTCAGAACTTGAACAAAAATATTGGAAATTAGTCGAGACATTTTTGAAGTCATACGATTGGGCAGTTATCGAAGCACAAACAAAACTCGGTGACTTGTTCAACCAAAACGATTATCCCGACGCAAACACGTTACGAGATAAATTTAGTTGGCGACTAAACGTCATGGCTTTGCCGTCAGCACCAGACTTCAGAGTTGATATAGGCAAAGAGCAAGAAGATGCTATAAAGAAAAATTTCGAGGAATATTATAATCGTATGTTCACAAAGGCAATCATATCCATGGTTGACCCTTTGCAAAGAATGTCGGAACGTCTGGATTTCAAGGACAACGAATCCAAAAAGACTTTCCGAGATACTCTTGTATCGAATGTGACCAATGCAATCTCTCTTCTGGGTATAACAGATGACCCTGAGATAACAAAGTTACGTAAAAGTTTACAAGAGTTATTTAAGGACGTAACACCTGATGGGTTACGTAAAGATGCAACCTTACGCAAACAAGTTAAGACAAAGGTTGACGAAGCAATCAAGCAAATCAAAACACTTGACTTCTAATTTAAACAACAGGGTAACATGTTACCCCATTAACCAAGAGGATAAAACAATGGAAAACAATACAACAATAAATTTACCACAAGCGATTGAATTTACCAGAGCAGTTGGTGACCAAGTCACACCGTTGGTAGTAGGTGACAAAGGGTTTGGCAAAACGTCAGCACTCAAAGAGTTGGGGGAAGCATTTCCTAGTCACCACCTTGCATACTTTGATTGCACAACAAAAGATGTTGGCGATATGTTGATACCCAAGATAAAAAGTCAATCAGAGGTTGACTATGTAAGTTTTGCACCAAACGAAGAGTTTGGATTGCACACAGGCAAACCGATTATCTTGATGTTAGACGAGATAGGCAAGGCAAACACGTCAGTTAAAAATGCGTTGATGCGAATAATGTTGGAACGACAAATAGGTGGTTACAAGTTACCAGAAGGCAGTATCGTGTTTGCAACGACCAACAAAGCCAACGAAGGTATTGGCGATTTACTACAAGACCACCACCGAGATAGGGTTGTGGTTATCAATCTAAGAAAACCCACCAACGAAGAATGGATAGATTGGGCAATAAGCAACAATATTCATTCCTCGGTATTAGGATTTGCCAAAGAGTTTCCACAAATCTTCCAAGCACATGAGGAAGTAAAAGAAGCAAATGACAACCCGTACATCTACCACCCAAACCTACAAAGAGAATGTTTTGTAACAGGTCGTAGTTTAGAAATGGCAAGTAAAGTTATCACCAGATGCGAAGAATATAACATACCAAAAGGTGTTATGAAGATAGTATTGATGGGTACAATCGGTCAACGTGGCGCAGTTGACTTGATGGCATTTATTGAACTTGCAGACCAGATGCCTAGACGTGCAGATATTATTGCCAAACCAAAAGAAACGATTGTCCCCGACAACCCAAGCATCAAGGCGATGGTGGTGTTCAATGCGTTGGCATCAATGAGTAAAGAGTTTGTGACCCCATGGTTTGACTACTTCATAAGACTAGACAAAGAGTTTCAAGCCATGTTTATCAAAGGTGTTATGCCTGCGAAGTATCACGCAAGAGAACTTGTTTTCAAGCACCCAAAGTTTGGAGAATGGGCAAGAGAGAACAACTATATGTTCCAAGCAGATAAGGTGTAATCATGGAATTATTAAAAGACCTCGTGGCAACATTAGTCCTTGTTGCCATAATAATCGTAGTAATGTTTTTATAAGGAGAGAGAAATGGCTAAATACTACACAATAGAATTAACAGGAAAACAACTAGAGCATATTAGTAATGCTTTGGATTTTTATGGGTATGATGTTGAAAAAAATAAATTACCTGGGGAAATACAGTTACATAATGCAACAGTTAAAGCTGTAGATAACTATGAAGTAAGTTCTCGTAGAAAGATGTTACAAGCAGAAGAAAGAAAGCTGGTTAATCTATTTGAAAGAGAACAACTAAGAAAGAAGAATGAAAATGGCTAAGTACTACACAATAACACTAACAGAAGCACAATATGATTTTGTAAATGAAGCCATGCATGAATATGGATTGCTAGTGATTAATCAATTTGAGGAAGATGGTTATCATTCAAAAACTGTAATGAATGTAATGGAAAGAACTGAACAAGCCATAGCTAATTGTAAAATAAGTTCTTGTAGAAAGAAAACAACTAAGGAGGAATGAAAATGTTATTTAAACCACTAACCGAAGAACAACGACTACATAAATGTGTTGTCGATATCCTAAACCACCCACGTTATGTTGCGTTAACAGGTGTGTTGATGATGGGTAAGAAAGAAGTCACTGACGATATGCCAACCGCTTGTACTAATGGTATTGATGAATTTTATGGTCGAGAGTTTGTATCAAAACTCAATGATGCAGAACTACGCTTTCTTATCTTACACGAGTGTTACCATAAGATGTTAAGACACTTCACAACGTGGCGAGATATTGCCAAAGAAAACCCACAAACAAGTAACATGGCGATGGATTATGTTATCAATGGGTTGCTTGTCGAAGAAAACAAACCCGACAATTTTGCGACCATGACAGGTGAACTTGTTAAGGGGTGTTATGATACGAAGTATCTTGGTATGGATACTAAACAAGTCTATGACATCATTAAACAAGACCAAGACAAACAAGGTGGCACAGGTGGTTTTGATGAACATGATTGGGATAAAGCACAAGAACTCACCGATGCAGAGGTGCAAGAACTTGAAGAGCAGATTGATGGACACTTGCGACAAGGTACAATCATGGCGGGTAAAACAGGTTCGGGTGGCATCAACCGAAACATTGATGCTTTATTAGAACCACAAGTTAGATGGCAAGACCAACTCAGAGATTTTGTTACTAATAAATGTTCTGGTAAAGATTATTCGACATGGGCAAAACCTAACAGACGTTTTATCGGTGATGGCATTTATATGCCAAGTTCTTTTTCAGAGTCGGTGGAAGAACTTGTCCTTGCAGGCGACGCATCAGCATCATGTCTAATCGGTCAAAGAGAATTAACTTTATTCTTAACGGAGATATCATCTATATGCCGAGCAGTTACACCTAAACGTGTTAGGTTGTTGTATTGGGATACACAAGTTTGTCGAGAAGAAATATATGATAACAACTTTGACGACATTACTAAATCTACTAAACCCATGGGTGGTGGAGGTACACTTGTTGAATGTGTTCCACAATATATGTCACAACATGGCATCAAACCCGAAGCCACAATTATCTTTACTGATGGTTACTTGGGTGGTTCATTCGGTAATTGGAACTGCCCAACTCTCTGGTGTATACTCAACAATAAAAGATGTATCGCACCTATTGGAAAAACAATTCACATAAAAAATTAATCAACGGGGTAACACGTTACCCTATTAACCAAAGGAGAAAACAATGTATAGACATACAAAGCACAGAGTAGAAAGTTTTGCAGACGCAAAAAAGAGATGCGACACAGTAAAGCCACTCAATAGAAGAAACCCCAATGATAGAGAAAAAGCATATATTAAAGTATATGGTACAATACCTGTTGGAGAGAGGTATCGGTATTGGGAGATAATAAAACAAGTTAACCCAAGAAAAATTGTAATCCATGATTATGATTCGGATAGCTATTATAATAGATTTACAAGAAATGGTATCGCTTCCGACACTAATTATTCTGCAATCATATGGGAGTTATCACCTCTAAAAGACCACGAAACAATAACTATTCGGAACGGAGGGCAAGGAGCAAACACGTCGAGGTACACATTCCTTGATAACATATTACCAAGTAATTTACGATTTGAACAATCTTATCATGGAGGTAGACAATTTATTGATGGTCATTACCTACCAAAAACTACAGATAAAAATGACTATTTCTTAAAGTTCGGAAGAAAAGTTGGAACTAGAACTTGGACAGTTCTTGGGCATACGTACCAACATAAGTTTCCACAAAAACGTGTTAACAAAAAAGAGAAAGCTACATGGAAACCTTACGCAGATGCTTTCTTTGAGTGGATGCTACCTCTTATCCCACTGCAACCTTACGAGGAACACCGTTGGAAGGATAAACCCATTCTCCCATTTTCTCACTACAACGGAATAAGAAAAGCTAAAAACTTTCCAATACCTACATTTTCTCTCGTTGGTGAAATATTTAAGAAAGGTTTTGAACATGACCTTGCTGAAGTATTGATGGTAGAGTTTTTGTATCGAATACAGGAAAGACCCGACGACATGTCTAAACTTAAAAGACAATGGAACGATTTTGTTAACAAGTATTTAAATCTCGTGAAAACAACTTACCCTGAACCTGTAAAGAAAGGGAAATAAAATGTATACAGAAGTAAATTGGGACTTTGTCCCTTACACAACTAGCGAACTACTACATATGAACAAGTTATCACAACCTTGTGATGCAGAAACAATATGCAAAATGTATGACGAAACTTTTGCTCATCATTTAGACGATGACATAAATATAGAGTTTAAAAACTACATACGTGCCATAGAAGATAAATTGCAATTTAAAGTTAGTGGGTTAAAGTTTTGTGGTTTTGATAAAGATAGTTTAGAATCTGCAAAGAAAAATATTGGAAACTTGAGCACAAGTAAGGTGTTTTTATGTATTAATAATGACCCTTTCCCTGTTGTCAATGTTAGTGTAGATGTTCAAACCCACCACGAAAAACCTACAGTTATAAACAAACAATTTGATTCAGCTTTTACTCATTTGGGTGGGCATTATTCAAAACACACTTCTCGTGTCATAACCAAGATGAAAGATTGTTTGCGTGAGTACACGTTAACAGATATGTCTAGGCTTTGGGACGGCATAAGGTGTTTTCATAAACTGTGTGCGAGAGATATAATTGATGTTGCCTATGTAAAATTAAAACGTGCAGAAGAAAATATTGGTTTCCGTCGTAAAGTATCGAGTATTGTTGAGTCACACCCTTTGATGGATACTTTCAAAAATATTTTGGAGAATGATATACACCATTCAGCACAACACGTTGCGATAAGAGAATATATTGATGCTTTTAACGATTATGATAATTGTAGCACGAATCTTACAAACCTTAAAAGTTTTCTAGTTTATACAAAAACTGACCAAAACAATTTTCAAAGGTTTCAAACGCAACAGATAGAGTTCACAGAAACCTCTTGGAAATTTGTTGAACCCAAAACAATTTATTCTGTTGATGCGTTACCAGAAGAAATATTAAATCGTGTTTATGCTTTATCTGTTCTTCCTTCTGTTATTTCAAAAAGGAAAGATAGTCATTGGCATAAAGAATTTAGTAATGTGTCCCCGTGGAAAGCAGAAGAAACATTTGCAGATTGTTTTAGTAGTAGTATGGGTTTACACATAGGCGAAGGAATATACTATGTCATACTATAACAAGTTATACTGTGTTGACATAGATAAACATAGTGGACAAGTTAGTTTACAATGTATAGGAATAGATTGTGTTGACAACCAATTAAATGATAGCTATGATAGTCTTGACGATTTGCCGACGTGGTTACAAAATAAAGTTTATGCTTTACATTGTATGGACGCAGATAGTTCATTGATTAAAGGATTAGGCTATAAGTTTAATGGAAGATATTATGTAGAAGAGTGAATTAAAGTTTTGGGTATCGGGGTAACATGTTACCCCTTTGCTCAAGATACCAGTTTTTTTGAAAGGAGAATGGATTTGCTAAAAAATAAAACAGAAAAGAAAAACATAATTGCGTGGAAAATTGTAGTCACATGGGATAATAATATTGACGAGGACATTGTCGATATTCCTAATGACGTGGCTGACACAATAGATAATTATTTAACTGAGATGGAGAATGAAAATGGGAAGGCTTAAAGATTTGTTAATTGATATGCAAGGAGATGCCGAATACATGGCACGAGATGAGTGGATTGCTAAATATGGAAAAAGACATGTAGACATCTACGACGGGACGTGGGAAATTGATACCGAAGAGAGAGGAAATTTTAGAGATGCCTATGACACCTGAAGCAAAAGTAAAAAAAGTCGTTGTGGCTCAACTTAAAGAGCTTGGAGCTTATTACTTTTATCCAGTGACGAGTGGTTATGGTGCATCTGGAGTGCCTGACATTGTGGGTTGCTACAAAAGTAAATTTTTTGGTATTGAATGTAAAGCGGGTCGCAATGTGCCTACGGCACTACAACAAAAGAACTTAACAGACATTAAATTATCTGACGGCATTGCCGTCGTTGTAAACGAGGAAAATATGAAAAACATAAAACAAATATTAGAGGATAACCAACAAGTTTTTTAGTTGTTGTTTTTGGCTTGTTGGGGCGTAAGTAGTGAGAGCGTCGGTATTTAACATTGTGCCATTATCCACTACCGTTAGGGCAAAAATTTCCTTTCATGTTTCATTGAAACTACCTCATTTGTGACCTAACCGTGTAGAAACACGTTAACTTTCAAAGCTCCTCACGATGTCTGACCTCATTGTGGGGAGCGACAATAAAAATAGTTAAGGAGAGAACATGATATTAGAAACAACTGCACTACTATGTCTGTCGGCAAATATCTACTTTGAAGCTAGAAGTGAAAAGGTGGACGGTCAAATTGCAGTAGCAGAGGTGACGTTAAATAGAGTGAGGAGTGACGACTACCCAGACGACGTTTGTTCAGTGGTTCTTCAAGAGAACTCTGAAGGTTGTCAGTTTTCGTGGTGGTGCGATGGAAAACCAGATATAGTTACTGACGACTTTGCTTTCCAAAGAGCAAAAGCCATAGCGGAACTAATGTTACGAGATGGGGATTATATCACAGTCATAGGGAATGATGCCTTACATTATCATACTCTTGAGGTTAGTCCTTATTGGAAAGACAATTATGAATTTATAAACATAGTGGGCAACCATGTATTTTACAGGAATTTTTCTGGTAAACCGTTGCCACGTCCTGATAATTTTGAACAATTAATAAAGAAAGAAGAAGAGAATGGGAACGAAAGAAGAGAAAGTTTGGAGATACTTAGTAAATAATAAATTAGCAACTGCAAAAGAAGTGGCAGAAAATTGTAACGTGTCAACAAGTTATGCTAAAAAATTAATAACAAAGATAGGCACACCAAAACAAGTTTTTGAGAAAGAAGCAATAGAAAACCGTTGTGACTTACTACGGGAAGCATTGAGCCTTACGAATGGGACAAGGTTAAAAAACTATGGCAACCCTGTCGATAACCATAAACATATTGCGGAAATATTTAATGCAATCACAGGTAAAGATATTACGGCAAGAGATGTAGCGATATTGCACCAAGCCACAAAGTTAGCAAGAAGGCAAACGAGTCCTAAAGTTAAAGACCATTACGTTGATAACATGGCATACGTTGGGATAGAATATGAATGTGCCATGAAGGAAGAAGAATAATGGATTTAATTACCCTCGACTTCGAAACGTACTACGACAAAGATGTTTCTTTAAAAAAGATGACAACAGAAGAATATGTGCGTGACCCTATGTTTGAAGTGATTGGGGTTGGTGTTAAACTAAATGGTGGAGAGGTGGAGTGGGCGAGTGGTACATTTTCAGAAATTAAAAACTATTTACAAACTTATAATTGGGCAGATGCAATGGTTGTCGCTCACAACGGCATCTTTGATTTTGCTATACTTAATTGGCATTTTGGTATTTGTCCACGTGCTTTTACTGACACTTTATGTATTGCTAGAGCTATACATGGTGTTGAAGTTTCTTTGAGTTTAGATGCTTTATCCGAGATGTATGCCCTTGGGCAAAAAGGTGACGAGGTTACAAATACGTCGGGTAAAAAACGTATAGATTTTACGGAAGAAGAACTGTCTAAGTTTGGAGATTATTGTATAAACGATGTCGAGTTAACTTACAAACTATTCCTTAAAATGGTAAAAGGCTTTCCAAAGAAAGAACTTAAGCTGATAGACTTGACGTTGCGAATGTTTGTAGAACCTAAACTAGATTTAGACATGGACTTGTTAAGACAACATCACAAGGAAACGTGTGAACGTAAGGCAAAGTTGTTACAGGAGTCAAATACCAAACGAGAAGATTTGATGAGCAATGATAAATTTGCTGAATTGCTTAGAGGTCTTGGTGTAGAACCCCCAACAAAAATAAGTCCAACGACAGGCAAGGAAGCCTATGCCTTTGCTAAGTCTGATGAAGGATTTAAGAATTTAGAAAAACACTCTAATGCAAAGGTGCGTAAACTTATAGAAGCTCGACTAGCAAACAAAAGCACATTAGAAGAAACAAGAACTCAACGATTTATAGACATTGGTAACAGAGGTTTACTCCCTGTTCCCATAAGATATTATTCTGCTCATACGGGACGTTGGGGTGGTGACGACAAAATTAATTTACAAAATTTACCTAGCCGTGGATTAAATGGTAACAAATTAAAACAAAGTATTCTCGCTCCTGAAGGTCATGTTCTTATAGATGCTGACTCTTCTCAAATTGAAGCACGGGTTTTATCTTGGCTCGCAGAGCAAAATGATTTGACAAAATCTTTTCGAAATGGAGAAGATGTTTATAAAAAAATGGCATCTCGTATTTATAATGTTGCCGAAGAAAATGTGACTAAAGAACAGAGATTTGTAGGTAAAACCACAATCTTGGGGGCGGGGTATGGTATGGGTGCTTTGAAGTTTCAAGACCAACTTCAGTCTTTTGGTTTTGCTATGGACTTACATGAAGCACGGCGGGTCATTAAGATATACAGAGAAACAAATTATAAGATAAATAAGTTGTGGAGAGATGCACAACAGTTTTTATCAACAGGTATTTGTTTTGGTCTACCTGGTGTATTAAAAGCACAGGGTAACATGTTATTGTTACCATCAGGATTGTATTTAAAATATGATGACTTGCAGTACATACAAGGGGAGAAAGGTTTAGAGTTTACTTATAAAGTTAGACGTGGACGTAACCGTATTTATGGTGGTAAGATAATAGAAAATGTATGCCAAGCGATTGCACGTTGTATTATTGGTGAGCAGATGTTGAAGATAGCAAAAAGATATAGAGTAGTTTTAACAGTTCACGATTCGATAGTATGTTGCGTTGAAGATAACGAATCAGAAAAGGCTCGAAAATTTATAGAAGAGAGTATGCGTTGGACACCCGATTGGGCAAAAGGTTTGCCGATTGATTGCGAATCGGGTATAGGTAAATCATACGGAGGCTGTGAATGAGCACTTTTAAAGAAGCAAATGACGAATACGAAACTGGGTGGCAAGACATATCAATTTTAGACGAAGAAGTTGATGATTGGCTTTATCGTTTAAATATACCTGCTCCTTTTGAAAGAAGGGAGTATGACGAAGTTTACTGCAATAAAAAAGGTAGAAGGCGTGATGTGGTTGATGTCAGGAAAAAAATATATGGGAGACCAAAAGGTACATGAGTATAACTCCATGGTCATATAGTTCTATAAAGTCGTTTGAGCAATGTCCCAAACAGTTTTATCATTTGCGAATAGCAAAAGATTATAAACAAGGGTATACTGAAGCTATGGACTACGGAACAAAAGTTCATCTCGTTGCTGAAGAATATATTCGTGATGGGAAACCAGTTCCTGACAAATACATCTTTATGGATAAGCTGTTAAAACCACTAAATTCAAAGCAAGGTAAGAAGTTAACAGAAGTTCGCATGGGACTTACGGACGATTTAGAACCATGCACCTTTAAAGCGAAAGAAGTTTGGTGGAGGGGGATAGCAGACCTGATAATTATAAATAATAGTAAAGCATTTGTTGTAGACTATAAAACAAGTAAATCTGCAAAGTATGCAGATAAAGGGCAGTTAGAATTGATGGCGATTGCCACGTTTAAACACTTCCCTCAAGTAACAAAAATACATGCGGGGTTGTTGTTCGTTGTCGCAAAAAAACTCATCAAACATAAATATACAGATGACATGATTCAAGATTTGTGCGATAAATGGATAGCGAATTATAAACGCATGGAAGTCGCTTACGAAGAAGATATATGGAACGCACGTCCAAGTGGTTTATGTAGAAACCATTGTGCCGTTCTCGAATGTGTACATAATGGGAGTAACTGATGGCATACACTAAATCCCCTAGACCCTACAAAAAAGAATATCAACAACAGAAAAAACGTGGTGAACATCCAGATCGCATGGAGCGTCAACGTGCTAGACGTGCATACGATAAAAAGGGAATTAGCCGAAAAGGTAAAGATGTATCACACAATAAGATGTTAAGTAAAGGTGGTTCTAACAAGGACGGCACAAGGCTAGAAAGTCCTTCAAAGAACCGTGCCAGAAATGGAAGGAAAAAGAAAAAATGAAGAAAAAAGACCCAAAAGTAGGTACGGGTAAAAAACCCAAAGGTTCTGGTCGCAGACTTTATACAGACGAGAATCCTAAAGATACAGTAGGTATTAAATATGCAACTGTTCAAGACGCAAGAGATACGGCAAGGAAGGTGATGAACGTAAACAAACCTTTTGCACGGAAAATACAGATACTTACGGTTATGGAACAAAGAGCAAAAGTATCTGGTAAAACCGAACAAGCACAAATAGCCAAGAGGGCAAAAGAGAGGTTGAGGGCAAAACGAGGGAAAAAATAATATGGTCGCTAAATTAGAAACAATTAGAAAAAAAGTAAAGCAAGGTAAGAAGTTAGGTTTTAGTGAAAGAGCCAGAGCAGTAAACAAAGGCATTCTTCCTAGCAAAGCAAAAAAGAAAAAGAAAAAATAAATTTAAGAGAGAGAAAATGCAGATTATAGATAACAAAGCTTTGTTATTCAAACTACGTGACCCTGACAGAGTTGTAAACAATATCCCAAAAAGTAAAATAATAAGTAATAACAATGTGCTTGTAAACTGGGGACTACATGAAGCAATGAGCCTTAACGCATTGAATATTAAAGCTCCTTCACCTATAGAAAAAAACTACGTGTGGACAGGTCAACACAAACCTTTTAAACACCAAATATCAACAGCTTCGTTTCTTACTTTAAACAAAAGAGCGTTTTGTTTTAACGAGCAAGGCACAGGTAAAACAGCGAGTGCAATCTGGGCGTCTGACTATTTACTGAAGCAAGGTGCAATCAAACGGGTGCTAGTGGTCTGCCCCTTATCAATTATGGATAGTGCTTGGCGTGATGACTTGTTTACTTTTGCAACGCATAGAACTGTTTCTGTTGCGTATGGCTCATCTGAAAAGAGAAAGAACATAATTAAAGAAGGCAAAGAATATGTGATTATTAATTATGATGGCATAGGTGTTGTGCGTGATGAGCTACAAAAAGGAGGCTTTGATTTAATTATTGTAGATGAAGCTACACACTATAAAAATGTTCGAACAACTCGTTGGAAAAATTTAAGATTACTTATGTCCGAGAATACGTGGTTGTGGATGATGACGGGTACACCGGCTGCACAAAGTCCCGTGGACGCATACGGTTTAGCTAAACTTGTTAACCCAAACGGTGTACCTCGGTTCTTTGGGTCATTTAAAGACATGTTAATGTTTAAAGTATCTCAATTTACATGGAAGGTGCGTGAAACAGCAACAGACACGGTGTTTAGAGCTTTACAACCCGCTATACGTTTTACAAAAGAAGAGTGCTTGGACTTACCCGATATGGTTTTTTCCAAACGGTCTGTGGAGCTGACAGCTCAACAGAAAAAATATTATAAACAACTCAAAGATAAAATGGTCATGGACATCACAGGAGAACAAGTTACAGCTATGAATGCCGCAGTAAGCCTTAACAAGTTACTACAACTATCTGCGGGTGCCGTATACACGGATGACGGCGACGTGTTAGAGTTCGACATAAAGCACCGATATAAAGTCTTGCGAGAAGTGATTGATGAGTCAAGCCAAAAGATATTAGTGTTTGTGCCTTTTAAGCACGTCATAGATATACTTACAAAGAAGTTAAGACTAGAGGGAATAACTACTGATGTTATTCGAGGAGACGTGTCAGCTCATAAAAGAACAGCCATATTTAAAAGTTTTCAAGAATCATCAGACCCAAAAGTCTTAGTTATTCAACCGCAAGCCGCATCGCATGGAGTAACTTTGACCGCCGCCAATACAGTTGTGTGGTGGGGTCCAACAAGTTCTTTAGAAACATACGACCAAGCAAATGCCAGAGTGCATAGGTCAGGACAGAAACATAAGTGTACAGTTGTTCAGTTACAAGGATCTGCTGCAGAAAAACACGTTTACAGGTTATTAGATAGAAGAATAGACGTACACACAAAATTAATAGATTTATACAAAGAAATACTTGACTAAGTAATTAAACACCCTTATATATAATTATATAAAACGGGAGAATGTTATGAAAAAGAATATAACGCCAGATAAGCTAACAAAAGCTTACATCAAAATACGAGCAGAACGTGCCGCTTTATCGAGTAAGTATAAAGAAGAGGACGGCGTTTTGTTACGTCAACAAGAAAAGATTAAACATGCAATGTTAGACTTTTGTGACGAAACAAGACAAACAAGTGTAAAGACTGTTGAAGGTATATTTTTTGTTTCAGAGAAAACGAATTATTGGGTAGATGACTGGGAATCCATGCACAATTTTATTAAAGAGCATGACGTGCCAGAGCTTCTCGATAAGCGTATAAACAAAAGTAACATGAAACAGTTCTTAGAAGAAAACCCAGACAGAGTTCCAAACTCACTTAATATTGAAAAGGAACGTGTCGTAAGTGTTAGGAAGAAATAATGAATGAACCTTATGTAACGATTGAAGACGTAGCTAAACACTTTAGTGTGTCCATTTCGACCGTGCGTGGTTGGATACGTCAGAAATATATACCAGAAGATACATACATATCTATTAACAACGTGTTACGTTTTAGGATTAGTGATGTAACCTCTGCTTTAGTAAAAGTAAAAAGTGAAGATAGTAAAATAGATACATCTATGGATACAGTTTTAGTTAAAAAAGAATCAGAACAACCAGATTTTTTTGAAGCCTTAGATGAAAATATATAATAAAAGGAGAATGTGATGGAATCATATATAATAAAAAATGTAACGGCTTTATATCCAAAAATAAACCAGCCGTACAAGTTTGACGAAAAATTAAACCGATCAATGCCTTGCAACGCTTTAGATGACGGAGCAAGTTATTCGATTTCTTTTCGTATGGACGAACCCACTGCAAAAGCTTTGTACAAAGCAATGCAAGCTTCTTATCAAGCCAATAAAAAAGAAAAATGGGGTGATAGGTTGGAAAGGCAAGGTCTTTTTACTAAAGAAGACGAAGGCACATATTTGTACAAAGCAAACTTAAAAGGTGCGTATAACAAACAAAAAACGTCACCTCCACTGCAAGTAGATTCTAAAGGTACAAGATTGCCGGAAGATTTTCTATTAACAACAGGTAGCACTGTAAACATTGCCGTAACTTTTAATCCTTATAAAGGGTATGGGAAAGAGAGTGTGAATCTTCGATTAAAAGGTGTGCAAGTTGTTAAGTATATTCCATTAGAAGACAAAAATCCATTCGATGTTGTTGAAGATGGCTTTACTATGGAAAACGACTCCGATATGTTTAAGAGTAACGAATCAACCGCAGTGGAAGAGGAGGAAATAGAAGAACCAAAAAAGGTCGCAAAGAAAACACCTCCCCCAGAAACAAAATCTACAGATGATGAAATATCGAAAATTGTAGACGAATGGGACGATGACGACGAATAAAACTAGCACCTCACCACGACTGGGTAAGTGGGAGCTTAGTCGTGGTGTCTTTAATTTAGGAAATAATTATGGAGACAAAAACATTTTTGGAGAGTGTGCTTGGAGAAGATGGGTTTTATAGTGTTTTAGCGTTTAATGGTGGAAGAGGTACTCAGAAAATATATGACTCAATAGATTCTATTATTCACGCAACCACTAATTTAGATAACCGAGGATTAAATGCTTTTTTTGGTTTAGCCACTTTAAGCACAAACAAAAACCGCAAACAAGAGAATGTAAAGTGCCTTAAATCTTTTTTCTTAGATTTAGATTGTGGGCAAGGCAAAGATTACGAAAACCAAACAGACGCTATAAAAGACTTACGAAGTTTTGTAGCTAAACTATCTTTACCTAAACCTGTTATGATAAACTCAGGTAACGGCATACATGTGTACTGGGTTTTAAAAGAAGCTGTTCACCCTGATGAGTGGTTACCCGTTGCAAATCAACTGAAAAAAGTATGCGTGACTCATGGGTTGAGGGCAGACCCTGCAGTTACAGCAGATACAGCAAGGGTGTTGCGTGTGCCTGGAACACACAACCACAAAGGGGGTACACCCAAACAGGTTACTATATTAGGTAAAGAAGATGTTAAATGTGTGGGTTTTGAACATTTTTCTAAATTAATATGTGGAAACATTATACCTACACCTGTTAAAGTGGATTCAGCAGAAAATGCTTTTCGAGAAGCACTATATAGCAACTACGAAAACTCTTTTAAACAAATACTACAAAAAACAATCAAAGGAACCGGCTGTGCCCAGCTATTGAATATTGTTCAAAACAAAGAAAATGTAAGCGAACCTCTTTGGAGAGCGGGTTTATCTATAGCAAAGTTTTGTAAAGATAGTAAAAAAGCAATAGACATTATATCTATAGGTCACGAGGGTTACGATAAACAATTAACACAAGAGAAGGTTGATTTGATAAAAGGACCTTATCGGTGTGAGCGTTTTTTTGAACACAACCCCGACCTTTGCGAAAATTGTATGCACCATAAAAGTGATAAAATTACATCTCCGATAATGCTTGGACAGACTATAAAAAAATCATCAGGTGACCAAGTGCCTAAATACCCGCAACCCTATTTCAGAGGAGCAAATGGAGGGGTATATGTAAGATTTCTTAACGCAGATGGTGACCCCGAAGATAAATTAATATATCATAATGATTTATATGTTGTAAAACGTACACATGATGTCGAACTAGGAGAGTCGATTGTGATGCGATTACATCTACCAAAAGACGGCGTCAGGGAGTTTACAGTGCAACTAACCGCTGTTACTTCAAAAGAAGAACTTAGAAAGAAATTGTCTGAACAAGGCATAGCAGTAACGAGAATGGAAGAAATAATGAAATACACGACAACATGGGTGAATCATTTACAGATGACAGATAAAGCTGATGAAGCACGTCGGCAGTTCGGGTGGACGGACGATAATTTTGATAGTTTTGTATTAGGTAACGAAGAGATTAGTAAGGATGACGTGAAGTTTAACCCGCCCTCTGCGGCTACAACGGGTTTATTTTCTTCGTTTGAACCCAAGGGAACTTTAGAAGATTGGAAAGACACTCTTAATTTTTATAACAGAGATGGGTTTGAACTCCATCAATTTGTAGTGGGTACATCTTTCGGGTCACCCCTGATGGAGATGTCCCCTATAAACTGTGCGGGTCTTCACATTTATAGTAAAGAATCAGGTGTGGGTAAAACAACAGCTATGTTAGCCGCCGTATCCGTGTGGGGTAGCCCAGAAGAATTAGTTATGATCGAGAGGGATACGTATAACACAAAGATGAATAGGGGCGAAGTTTATCATAACCTACCACTCTATATGGATGAACTTACTAACACGAGTGGTAAAGAATTATCTAATTTAGCATATCAACTTACAGGGGGTAGACAGCGTGGTCGTATGACGTCAAGTAGTAATGTTGAACGACATAGAGGTAAACCTTGGAGTTTACTTGCTGTAACAACCGGAAACACAAGCATGGTAGAACGCATAAGTATTATAAAAGCAATGCCAAAAGCAGAGGCTCAAAGAATTATGGAGTGTCGTGTAAATCGTGCTTATTTTGACACAAAAGGAGAAACAGATGTGTTTAGTGCCTGCCTAAAAAACAACTATGGGCACGCAGGGAAAATATATGTGAAATACATTATGAATAATTTAGAAACGGTGAAAAAACTTTTATCCGATGTGCAGATACGAGTTGATGAAAAAGCAGGACTTACAGCTGAGAATAGATACTGGTCAATTCTTGTATCTGCAACTTTAACAGGTTTAATCATTGCCAAACGTGTAGGACTTATAAATTATGATACCAAAAAAATATTTACTTGGGCAATACAGAGGTTAAAAGACAATAAGTTGCAAGTAGAAGACATGAGCATATCTGTGGAAGAAACTTTAAATGATTACATACACGAACATTGGGGTAACGTGCTGTGGATAAAAAGCACGGACGATCTTCGTGGGCAAGAAGATGGCACAGCAGAACTCGTTATCCCTGAATCTTTGCCGAGGGGAAAACTTGTTGCTCGATACGAAACTGATTTACAGCGTGCATACTTAATACCTAAACCACTCAAAGCCTGGTGTGGAGAGCAACAGATTAACTATAGTGCTTTTGTTCAAGATCTTAAAACAAAATTTGGAGCTAAAAGAACAAGGATGCGATTAAGTAAAGGAACTAGCATGAAACTCCCCGTAACTCATGTAATTGTAGTAGATTGTTCAATAGATAATGAGAATAAGGCAGGGAATATTAAAGATACATGATTTGAACCCCGACGGCATTCGGATCATAGTAAACTGGGACCGTATGGTAACAAGTTCTTCTGTGTTTATTCCTTGTATCAACACAAGTAAAGCAGTTGAACAGCTACAAACAACTGCAAAAAACAAAAAATGGCAAGTAGAAACGCATGTTCGTATAGAAAATGGTAAATTAGGGGTTCGCATGTGGAGAATTATGTGATATGAGGGATATGCAGTGTATTCTGCACATTCTCTCTTCTCATACCGCCTTCGGGCGGTATTTTTTTATTGACTGAAAAGTGTTAGGTCATCAATAAGTTGTTTGTTTGTTATCGTGACTCCGTTATATTTTTTCATTTGGGCAGATGTTTCTTCGTGACGTTTTACCGATCTCTCAATCGCATCATCGTCAATAATTATATCTGGGAACCTTGCATAATCTGTGTTAAATTTTCTTATATCATTCAAAGCATCTTGCATTTCGTCATATTTTCCTTCTCTAAAAGAAAGATAATATTTCTTTAATAACTTTGTTCTTCTTCTTGAAACAGCTTTGTCTATTCTTTTTCTGTATAAATTCATCTCTTGTATTCTGGTATACTCTGCTGGAGGAAAACCCAAAAGTTGTCCAATAGCTTCTGTGGCTGTTACATCATCATATATAATATCTCCTCTTTGAGTTTTATAAGCTCCGTCACCAAATACAAGATTACTACTTCTAAAAATGCCTAATAATGATGCTGGAAGTAAAGCTTCAAGCGATTCTAAATACTCTTTGTCTAAAAACTGTGTAACAGCACGTTCTCCTTTTTTTAGGACGCTAGCAGAAGGTCCACCAAGATACCTAAATAAAGAATCTTCTAAACCTTGGTTAGTATTAAATTTATTTTCTTGTATAAGTAACTCAGATAAACGTATTCTGTCGGATAAATTTAAACCTGTTAGATGGTTTATAGGACCTTTATACGCTAACTCGCCAAAATGTCGTCTTACAAGAGTATCAAAATCATCTTCTTCGTCGTCCAAAAATAAGTTAGCAAAGAGTTGTATTGCTCCATAGATGGGCACACCTTGTATCCCAGCAAAAATACTAGACGTACCTAATACCCCTGCTAATTCTTTTGCCGCCACTATTCTTTCTTCTTTGGTTAAATCTGGATCAGCCTTTATAGTTTTAAGCACAGAAGTCCATAAAGTTGTATACATTCTTAACCCAAAAGCTTTATACATAAAAGCTAAACGACCAACTCCTTGTTGTGCAACTCTTGGACCTGTTTCTAACTGTGTGCCCGCATTAACTTTTTGAGTTTCAACTATAGCCTCTTTGGCAATCATCTCTTTCACATCTTCGATTGGTTTATCGCCATATTTTTTAATTACATCTTGAGGGTTAATTGAAACTCCAGGTAACGGTGTTAGCTTATATTTCTTTTTAAATTCACTAGCACTCATATTTTTTGCGTCTTTGTATCGTTGAAGATTTAATTTATAACTTGCCATGAGAATTGATTGTCTATTAAAACGTTCTGCATAATTAAAAACAAAAGCAGAAAGTGCTGTTATTTTATCAAGCAAATTTCTTTTTTCTTGTAACCCCAAAGCATCAAAAATGTAAGAGTTTGTAAGTTGCCCTTGATCTGCAGCAACCCTCACCAACGTATTGTATTCTCTTATGTTATCAAGCTCCTCTTGTATTCTTTCTTCTCCATAATTTTTATACCTTCTTCTTATAAGGTTTTCATATTTAGGTTCTAAATTATTATTTTCATCAAAATATTTACTTATGGACATATTTGATCCGGATACAAGTTTACTAGCTTTGCCTATTTCTCTCACAGTGTTAGAATAACCATACCTTGCTCCGAAATAAGGGAATACAACTAAAGGTATTTGACTAAGATTCACCATTGCAGAAGAAACATTAAACCCCAGAGTAAAAAGGAAAGCTGATTGGTTTAAACTTTTTACAGCTTTTTCAAAAGATTTATTAGCTGCACCGTTCATGGCAAAATCCATACGCAGGAGCATATCATTTGCAAGTCGAGTAGCTGTTGGGGCGGCAGTTTTTGCCACAGAAGCTACAGTTCCAACCCTCCGTGCCTCTGGTTTAAACTTTCTTATTTTGTTTAGTAGCTCAGATTGTAACTCTCTTAGTTGTGCGTTTCCTTTTAATTGGTCTGTTTTCAAAGTTAAATCAAGACCCTTTGTTCTAAAAGCTGCTAAAGCATCTCTTTCAAAACCTACAATCTGTTTTCTTTCTCGTACTTGTCTAGCCAAAGATGTTTCTGGTAACGTGTTCATGTATAAGTCTTGAACATCTCTTTTTAAACTTTCTTTTGTTTGAACATTCAAATTTTCACTTTGTTCTATTGATGTTAATAGATTAGCCACAAAACTTGTGGGGGCAGATTCTCTAAAATTTACTTTTTGAAATAATTCATTATCTCTTCCAAAGTCTTGAATGCTGTCTTTTTCTATTTCACCCTTTCTTTCTCTTTCTCTTAGTTCATCTAATATTCTTCTTTTTGAAGCTAGAGAGTCTACTTTTATGAATATATTCGGGTCAGCTGTATAATTTACATCTTCTTTTACAATATTTTGTCCTGGGTTTGCTATTCTGTATGCTATACCAAATTTACCCTGACGCACCAATGGAAAATATACTTCAAGTTCTCTATCGTTTAATATTTTTTCAATTAAACTTTTTTTTGTTTTTCTTCCTTCTGGAGAAACAGTGCTTAAATCTTGCTCTATTAATTGCCCTTTTATAACATCTAATAGTCTTCTATACTCATCTCTATAATGATTTTTCATTTTGTTAAACATAGCAAGAGTAAGATTTTTTTGGTTTTTAGACTTAGTATTTTCATCTAAATACGCATGTATTTTATCCCATATTTCTACCTTAACGTTACCACTCGTGTCAGTAACAGGGGTTCCATCTTTCTCTTTTAAATATTCTGCTCTCGGCTTAGTCGGGTCAACCTGGTAAAGGGTGGCTCCAAAATCGTCACCATAAATAATATCATTTAAGATTTTCATTCCATTTTCGTCTATTTTTTCGATTGTTTTTGCTAAGTTAAGTAAATCCTTTTCTACTGTCCTATACCTATTCCTTGTTTTTTCAACACTACCTCTTGCATATCTCATAGCTTCATCTATTCGTAGCCCTATATCTCCCAAACCTTGGAATTTCATTAGCTGAGCAGTAGTAGCTCCATCACCTAACCCTAATAAAAAGTTTTTAGCTAACTCTGTAACTTGGTTATCAGTTAAAAACTGAAATTTATCAGCTAAAAATTTAGGTTTTGATGAACTATTATCTTCTTCAATAATTTTTTTTGAACGTAAAATAGGGTCGAATATATTTTTTAATGAAGAAAGTCTAGTGTTTTGTAACAAAGTTTTAGCACCAACGTCTTTTGATGTAGGTACTATTAGAGACTCTAAGACACTATTTGCAGAATCTAACGCTGTTAACGGTTTACTAGGCTTTTTAAATATAATGTTGTTAAGGAAATTTACGATAGAGTTGTAAAACCGTTGTAATACAGAAACAGGTTCACCTTTTAAATTTATAGTCGCTAACTCTTTTTGAAAAGATACGTTACTAAATGTCTCTGCTATAAATTCATCTAAAGAAGTTGAGCCATACGCTGTGCTTAAACTGTTTTTTACATCATTAAAAAGGGTGTTTAATTGAGATCTTAGTGGGTGAGATTTGTTGTTGACAGTATTTTGCACCACAGAATGAATTACTTCGTGCAAAAGAACGTGGTTATTAAAACCTGTGGTAGGGTTAATTTCTATTGTATTTGTAGATTTATTAAAACTACCCGCTACTTTTGGGTTCATGTTCGGATTTACAACAACTTTAGTGTTGTTCTTCTCAACCTCTCCAGAAAAGTATGCTAGTGATTTAAGTATGTCAGAGGATAAATTTGAAGTTTTTGACATATTTGATAGAGCCTTAAACAAATTACCTTCATTCAAATTACCTTGCACTTCAGGGACCAACGGGTTTGCCAAACTAGATATTTGGCTGGAAGGTAGTAAGTCAATATCTTTGAATGCAATATTTCGGATTCGTTCTAAATTTTTATCTAATAAGTTTCTAGCTTCTCTTTGCAACTCTGTATCATTAACTTTTTCACCTAATTTTTTTCTTTTATTTTTTAAGATGTTAATTGAGTTATTTAGATTGTTTAAATAATTAGCCGGTAATTTTACGTCTAATTCTTTTGCTTCTCCAACTATAAACTTATACACACCGTCTGCAGTCTTATTAAAATCTTGTGTAGTTAAAGGTTTAATTACATCATCTTTAAGGTCAACAAATTGTCTTTTTGATAATTCAGGCTGTGTTAATTTAAGTCTTTCATCTACCTCTCGTTGCCTATCTTGTTCTGATTCTTGAATATCGTCTTTAACCTGTGTTTCTTCTTTTCCAAGATTTTGAAGTATATTTTTTGTGTATTCTCTTCTCTCTTTACTACCATCTTGAGCAATACGCTTTATATCCTCTGGTCCCATCCCTGCAGCTAGTATTTTTCCACTAGGAGTCTTAGCAATTTCTTTAACTGGATCTACGTTTTCTGTTAAAGTAGGGATAAAAGGTCCAAAACCGCTATCCACGTTAGATCTTAAAATACTTTGGAATGCAACGCCGTTAGAAAGAGGAGCAAAAATTTCTTCGGGTTTTTTCTTTGTTAGTGGAGCACCTATTTTCTTTTTAAATTCAGCTTTTTTACCATCAAGATCGCTAAGAATAACTATACCATCATAAGTAACTATTGGCACGTCTAGCTTTGTTTGATCCTCTATTAACTTTGGGCGATCTTTTTCTTTTATTAACTTTGGACCGTCTTCTATAGTTGCTTTTTCTTCTTTTGAACCAGGTATACCCGATAGAATACCCGCTTTCTGTCTTCGTAAAACATTAATCTTGTTTACGTCTTCATTTGTAGCATTTACACGGTCAGCCACACTAGCGTTTGCCATGCTTTTTTCTGTTTCAGTGATTTTAGCCGCAACCAATCTTATATCTTCATCTATGTCTTTAATCATCTGTAACTTGTTAGGGGTTAGATTAGCTGCTTCTTGTCCAAGTTGATCTCTAAGAAACTGACTTCTACGAGTTAAATCGTCTGTTCTTTCTGCTACACCTTCTGGAGTTACTGTGAATGGGCGATCTTCCACAGGACCCGGCAACTGTCGTGGAGGACCAGGTAACAATAATTGTTCTTCTTGTGCTCTAGTTGTTTCTACAGGACCCGTTTCCTCTGGAGGGGGCACTTGTGGTGCGTCTACACCTCCTCTAGCTCTACCGGGTGCGATTACTTCAACAATAGCTTGTACAAACCCTCCTACACCCGCACCGAGCCCAAGATCTTCCCCCGTATTTGTAAACGTGCCTTTTTCTGGATTATATATTCCTTGTTCGATAAGATTTTGAGCTACACCAGATGCAAATTCTTGGAGCCCTTCAACCCCTGCTTGTCCTAGCACACGTAATCCAGCACCTTTCATTCCTTCAAAAGCTTTGTCTCCTAAACCTTTTCGAATTCTATTTGTTAATCTAGCAGCCGGGAGCACCTCAAGAAACCCTGGAATAACTCCGTATCGAGCTGCTCGTGTCCGTTGTTCAGGTGTAGCCCCAGCAGCTCTTGCTCTTTCACTTGCTTCACCAGCTCCAAGACCAACAGATAACCCAATCGCTCCAGGAAGCCCCACCCCTGGAATGAGAGCTGTCCCTAAAACAGCCCCAAAAGAACCAAGTGCTTCTCCAAATTTTTTAGGTATTTTATCTTCATATTGCAACGGTGCCGAAGTTAATCTGGGAGCGGCACCTCTGATAGTTTCAGCTAATCTTTTTATTCCTCCTCTAAGTTTAGTTTCTCTTTCTTCAGGGAGAACTGTCGCTGCTCCAATCAATCCTGTTTCAAAAGTTCCTAAAAGTCCGCTAGCAATACCTTGACCAACAGATCCAATAGTTCCTAAAGTTGTTCTAGGGGCTAAAGAAGCTTGGTAACGAAGTCGTTCTTGTTGTTCTTCAAGTGTGGGTTTAGGGGCAGGAGCAGTTCCTAAAGCAATATCTCGCAGCTGATTAAAAGTAGCTCCTTCGGGACCTTCTACTCTAACAGGGGTTCCATCTTTTTTATATATTTCATATATTGGCATATTAATCTAATTTTTTAACACCCATATTTGGGTCAAACATATTGAAGCCTAATTTTTCCTCTAAATTTTTCCTAGCAGTCCCAAGAGCTTTTGATTCAGCAATAAGATTAAACTCTCGACCTTCACCAGCTGCTTCATTAAACTTCTCATTAAATCTTTCTTGGGCGTTTTGTAACCGTTTTAATAGTTTAGTTGAAGGTTCACGACCGTTAGCCACCAGTTCATCCCTTTCTTTTTGTAATTTACTAAGAGTTTGTCCCTCCAGTGTGGTTGTCAGTACATTTTGATATATCGCTTGCAAAGTTTCATCAACTTGAAATTTTCTTTGGTTTATTTTATCATAATTAAGTGAGTTAATTTGTAAATTTTTTAGTTCATTATTCAGTGCAACTTCGTCTTTTCGCACTTCTAGGTCGTCTTCTCTTAATGCCCTATCTGCAACATCTAACCTTTTAGCAAGAATACTATCTCGATATGCTTGTGCCGCTCTACCCACATTTCCAGGTCCTATGGGTGCACTAAAAGCTCTGGCAGCTTCTGTAACAGGATTGTATTCTATAAATGGTCTAAGGTTAAATTCATCTATCACTGAACGAGGTGTAGTTGCAGGTGTAGTTGCAGGCGTAGCCACAGGTGTAGTTGCAGGTGTAGCCACAGGTGCAGCCGCAACCTCAACAGGCAACTTTCGTTCTAATAACTGAAATTCTTTTGGTGCAGGTGCCGTTGGTGCAGGTGCCGTCCTAGCAAAATCGCTAAACTTAAACAAGCTTGCTCCTGCTCCTGTCCCTGGAGACCCGAATTTTTTAATATTCTCTATTTGTTGTTGTAATATTTCTTCTTCTGAAAGTGATCCACCTGAAGCATACCCTACAATACCTCCTTGAGCCGACATTTTCATAGGCTTTTTTATAGGTGCTTTAGCTATACCTTTACTTCTAACTTCAGGATTAAGTAAATTTAGTAATCTTTTGTCTGCTTTTGCTTTTTGTGCTCTATTTGTTTTTGCTATTTCTTCCGTAGTTTCAAGTAAAGTTTTACTAAACACTTCTTCTATATTTTTATCTTTAACACTTCGAGCATCGTTACTAGTTTTTAAAATCATATCCCTCTCAGCTGCTTTATAATTTTTTAAAATTTTTTCTGCAACAAGAGCGTCAAGAAGAGATGGTGTTACACCTCCAAGCATAGGTCTTGTTGTGCTAGCAAGATTAGTAGGAGATTTCATACTTGGAGTGCCCACTTGTTTTATTGTTTGTAAAGCTTGAGGACTCATACCTGTAAAAGCTGTTTCTTTTTTGCTAATATCGTTGTTTAAACTTCCTAAACCTAAATTCATTTTATACCCTAACCTGTTGGAATGGCTTGTCTAAGTGCACCAAATTGTTGAAGAATATCCATTATATTTCCAGCACCTTGTCTAAAAGATTCTATTCCTGTGGGCTGTGTGTATGTTATTTCTTTTGTACCTATAGGTAAACCTTGTAACAAGGATTGTAAAAATTGAACTTGTTTATATGGGTCCATTCGTTCTTCATCAAATTGTAATTTATCAGCAGTAATACCTTGTTGCTCTATAGAACGTTGAATAGCTCCCACACCTGATTGGTCAGCTAATGCTTCTAGCCCAAATCTAGTTCTAGCTTCATCAGCCTTAAAATCTCTATCTTGTTGAATATTAAATTGTTGTCTAGCAGTGTCAAAAGCATCTCTGTATCCCGTGCTTGTTATAGCAGCAAGATTTTGTAGTAAATTTCTTTGCCTTTCCGCATCCATTATTGCTTGACGACCACCCCCAAAAGCTCCGGCTTCTGTAAGTCTGCTTGCGTCTGCAACTCTGGATATCTCTGATTGTCTTCTAGCTTCATCTATTTGTGGTTGTAACGCTGCTTGTATGTACGGATTCATTAGCCCTTGAGCTGCTTCAGCAGTGAAATCTTGAGGTGTAAATTGACCAATTTCGTCTGTAGGAATATTTAAACTTCCAAGACCCTCAAAAGCTTTTTGTTGTAAATCCGATGCACCCGCTACAAGAGGACCTGTGTAAGGTTCAAAAGGCATTTCTGACAGAGCTTGTCCTCTACCCAACATGTCGGTAACATATTCCCCTGCGAAAGGAGATAAGGAACCAACAGTTCCTGTTTGCTGATCTGCTAAATCTCCCAAATCTTCTATACCATTACTCATGCTTATCTCCTATACCGGTAGAAATTTTTTAGGGTCTATTTCTTTACCCTGTTTTTTATTGCCTGTTCGAGCTTTTCTAACTTTTTCCATCATATTATCTAAAACTTTTGCTCCCGCATCAGAATTACCGTTTCCTAAATGGCTAACCACATCTGCAGGTATAACATATTCACCGTCACTCAAAGCGGCAGGTTGTTCTTTATCTATCATAGCAGGCACCTCATCTGCCATACCATCTGTATTCCCTCGTAAATAACGCCCTTCTTGAAGTTCAGCTATGCCTCCCTCCGCCATGGTTGTTAAATCTTCGGGTTTAGGCACGGGAAGAAGATTTATAACTCCTGATGCAGGGCTAGCACCCATAGCAGGGGTAATGGCTGGAGCTGGAGCTGGAGTGGGTAATGTAGAAGAAATACCTGCTCTAGCCGGGTTTGCTAAGTTCGTCGCTGCTATATTTTTTGCTTGTTCTTCAGCAGCAGCTCTTGCTGCAGCAATACCGTCTGAATCTGATGGCACAAAAGTGGTGTCGGAAAAATAACGCAAACCTCCACTTCCAGGTCTACGGTTTGGGTCATACGTATTCGGAACTCTTGCTCTCACTGCTGTATAATCTGGCACACTTCCTTGATACCCTACATTGCTAGGTCTTGTAAAACCAGGTAACCCCATTAGTTGACCTACACCTCCTAACGCACTAGCACCCAAGAAAAAGTTTGGGTTAATACCGGCAAAAGGGTCTTTAGTTTGTAAACTTTGTTCAGTGGTTTGTTCAGTAGAAGCAGGTGTGCTTTTATTAAAAGCTAAATCAGACAAAAAATCGTTAAAAGAAGATATGGGTTCTTGGATAAACGAAAGCATTACGATATACTCCTTAAAAGACTAATAAGTTGATCTGTTGTACCATATTGAGGCGTACCAGTAAACCTATTTTGTGTATCAATATTACCAAATATACTTCTAAAGTCATAGGGTCGACCTATATCTGCGTATTCTGGTTCTTTCAAAGTTACATTTCTTCCATATAATACTTGGTTTAACCTATCAGGAAAATCAAGTGTTCCTGGTTGTGGTGTAGTTGTAGGTGTTGGCGTAGGCGTAGGCGTAGGTGTTGGCGTAGGCGTGGTTGTAGTACCTGTAGTAGTACCCGTAGTAGTACCCGTAGTAGTATCTGTAGTTGTAGGAACAGTAGTTGTAGTTGTAGGAACAGTAGTTGTAGTTGTAGGAACAGTAGTTGTAGTTGTAGGAACAGTAGTTGTAGTTGTAGGGGCAGTAGTTGTAATTGTAGGAACAGTAGTTGTAGTAGTGCCTGTAGTAGTAGCAGGAACACCTGTAGCAGTGCCTGTAGTAGTAGCAGGAACACCTGTAGTAGTGCCTGTAGTAGTAGCAGGAACACCTGTAGTAGTGCCTGTAGTAGTAGCAGGAGCACCTGTAGTAGTACCTGTAGCACCAGCAGGAACACCTGTAGTAGCACCTGTAGTAGTACCTGTAGTAGTACCTGTAGTAGTACCTGTAGTAGTACCTGTAGTAGTACCTGTAGCACCAGCAGGAACACCTGTAGTAGCACCTGTAG